CCAACTGCTTTGTTATCAGGTACAATTGAATTTGATATAAATGAAGATGGAAATTTTGATATAAATGATCTGTCGTTAATTTATCGATATATAATGGACTTTGATCTTTACGAGACACGTGATGAACGAATTGAGCAGGAACTAAATTATGGACTTACTTTGAATAAAAACGATAATACGGAATTGTCAAAATTGCTTATGACCGAAAATGAGGATCTTTTGCTAATCGATACGATTTCAAATCAGGTAGAGAAAACGGATGATTATAACCAAGACTATATCTTGGATAAATTAGATAGATTGTACACCGATGGAAGTTTCGACATAGATGATGACGGGATTGTTTCAGCAAACGATGCAAGACTTTTGGTTAGATACTTTATGGGAAGAACGGGTTCTTCTCTTACAAACGGATTAGTTGACGGATTTGGTTCTGCTACTAGATTTAAACCTTCTGATATTGAAAATTATTTACATGAGAAAACCGGTAAAAATATAGGAAGAAAAATATTAAAGGATTTTATAGACTATAAAGAGAACGATCAACAAGACACACAGGGAAGTTATTTAGCACCTTATGCTACTACAATTGGTTTATATAGTGGTCTTGATTTGGTAATGGTGGCAAAATTGGGCAAACCTGTGAAGATTTTACCAAATTACCCAATAAACTTTTTAATAAAATATGATAGTTAAACAAAACAGGGTTATATTTATGTAGAGAAAAACCTATCTAGGAGACAAAATTATGGCAGACAAAAACACTTATACACAATTCAATGGTCAAGGTGACCGACGTTCAATGAAAGCAGGTGCTGATCTTGAAAATATTTATGATGGTGGAAAGGGTAGTATTTTTACAAATGGAGCACCTCCGTCACCAAGTGGTAAGGCAAGAGGTCTTAATGAGCAAATTTCTAAAGGTGTTGACTTCTTTGGGGTTGGTAGAAATCATGTAGGTTCACTCGGTTCTGAACAAGAAGCGGCAACCGTTAATGTAGCAGGAACTGGAGATAAATCAACTGGAAAAAGAGGTGATTATTCACAAATCTCAGGATTCACTCCCAAGAAAAAACCAATGGGTGAATCAGACTTTGGTAAAAACCAAGGTGGGTTGAGATCAACTTGTAATTCTAGTTGGTACACCGCTGGACTAGATGCTGATGCAAAAGCATTGAAATATGGTACAAGTGGATCAATAAGCAGATTTGCTTCAAGAGCATCTTCAACCCGACAAGGTGGTGCAAGTGCTTCATCCGATGGTTCGAGTCGTGGTGGTGCAAACCGTGGTGGTGCATAAACCTATTATTTTTCTTGCTTTTTTTCACCAGAATGCATAACATATGAGTTATGCAAAAAAAATCCTATTGTTTGGGATTGGATATTAGTTCTACGGTTGTTGGTTATTGTGTATCTACTTCTAAAGAAAAAGTTACCAATGCCGGTTATATAGATGTTCGCAAAGAAACGAGCATCAAAGAAAAAGCACACAAAGTTGCTAATGAACTTGATAAATTGAATCTTGAACCATCTAAGATTATCGTAGAAGATACTTTAAGTGGATTTGGTGGAGGCAGAACAAGTCAACAAACTATTGTAAAACTTTCAAAGTGCAATGCAGTAATCAGTTATGTAACTGAAGCATTGTATGAAATGGATGTAGATCATGTTAATGTGTCGTCTCTACGTAAAGCAGTATTCGGTAAAAGTCGTGAACAAGGCAAAGATAGCAAGACTTTTGTACGTGAACAACTTGAGAAAAAGATTGATTTAAATCAATTTATTGTCTATAATAGTAGAAAAAATTATGATAAAAGGAACTATGATATGTTAGACGCAACCGTGGCATCCTTGTATCATTGGTATACTATTGACAATTGATGGGGATTTCCGAGCAAAAACTACTTGCCTTGTTGCAGAAGGTATTGGGTGAAGGTAAAATCGTCTCTAAAGACGAAGCTATGTTTGTGTGTCCGTTTTCTCATCACAGAAAACCAAAGTTGGCAGTAAATTTATCTACACAAAGATGGCAAAGTTGGATTGATACAAATGCCAAAGGTCGTAGTATCTTTGCGTTATTCAAGAGGTTACAAGTTCCAAGCAACTATTTTGCTGAGTTATCCCGTATTGTTAAACTTCCAAAAAACTCAACCCTGGCAGACACCGAAGAACAATATGTTTCGTTGCCTTATGAGTTTAAAAGATTGACCGAAACGCATACGGATTTTTCATATGCAAAAGCAATGAAGTATTTAAAAAATCGTGGAATTGAATCTTATGATATAGAACGATATGATATTGGATATTGTGATAAAGGAGATTACGCAGGAAGAATCATTGTTCCATCGTATGATGTAGATAATAAATTAAATTATTTTCTAGCAAGAGATTTTACGGGTAATGCTTATTTAAAATACAAAAATCCTCCTGTTAGTAAAGATGTGGTTGTATTTGAAAATCAAATTGATTTCTCTGAACCACTTATTTTGTGCGAAGGTGTATTTGATGCTATGGCAATTCGTAGAAATGCTATTGCTTTACTTGGAAAGAATATTCCAAACAAATTAAAAATGCGACTTGTTCAACATGGTGTAAAAGAAGTCAGCATTGTATTAGATAATGATGCGTTTAAAAATGCGTTGTATTTATCAGAATCACTTATGAATGATAACATCAAAGTGAGATTAGTCAGAATGGGATCAGAAGATGCCGCCGACTTGGGTTTTAAAAAGGTTATAGAAAGAATCAACTCAACCGACATTTTAGATTTTGGTCAGTTGATGCAACAGAAGTTATGCTTGAATTAAAAAATAAGTTAAAGAATGTAGAAAAAGTATATCACCTAGCAGACATTCACATTCGCAATGTAAAACGTCACACCGAGTATTCAACCGTGTTTGACAATTTCTATGAACAAGTAAAATCTGACAACTACGAAAATGCTATTATTTTTATTGGTGGAGATATTGCTCATGCCAAAACAGAAATGTCCCCCGAACTTATTCAACAAATTTCAAACTTTCTTCGTAAATGTTCTCAATTACATCCTACTATTGTAATTGCGGGTAATCACGATTGTAATTTAAATAATCCTGATCGTCTTGATGTACTATCTCCAATTATGAGCATGATGGACGATGACAATTTATATTATTTAAAAGATACTGGTGTGTACAAAATAGGTGATGTAGCAATAAGTGTATTTGGTATTTTTGAAGAACCAACTGAATATATACACGGAGACGAAATAGATGATCCTTCAATTAACACAAAAATTGCAGTATATCACGGAGCAATAAGACGAAGCACAACTGATGTTGGATATATTGTAGTTGGTGGTGATTTGACTCTTCCTCAATTTGATGGATATGATATTGTTATGCTTGGTGATATTCACAAGTATCAGGTATTACAAGAATATAAAACTGAGCATAGATTTATTCCAGAAAGTAAACTTGATTCGTATAAATTAGATGGGTGGGACATTTGCAATGAATAGATTTTTAATAAAGTGCGAAAATCTTGACATCGGTGATGTATTATTTGCAAGTAGCATTGCAAAAAAAATTAAGCAAGAAAATCCTCCGTGTGAAGTTGACTTTAATGTAAATTATTTACAAACACTTGAGTTGATGAGTAACAATCCATATATAGATAATGTATATTACAAAAATAATGGTAGTGACTATACAACAACGCATCTGTTAAACAAAAGTAGTCACGACTTGGATGTATCCACTTCCGTTGTATCACAATATCAACAAATGTGTGGAATAAAAAGTTTCGACGATACCTTTGAAATTTTTACAAATCAAACCAGTGACTACGCAATTGAGTCTAGCATGAAAGAGTTAATTGAAATTGAATATTGGAATTCAGATATAATAAAAATATGCTATGTAATGGATTGGGATAGAAAAAGTTATTTACTGGATGATTATGATGATATACCAAATACAAGAAACACCCACTCAATAATAGAATGTTTAAAAAATGATGATAAAATAATTTTATTTGCGATTGGAATTGAATCAAGGGATTCCAAGAATTTTCCGAGTATAAACTCATCGAGTAAGTTTTGTTTTACGGCAAGTTTAATAAAAAACTCTGATTATGTAATTGGTCCCGAGGGTTGTTTAACTAATATGTCAGCTGCACTTGATGTAAATACTATTATTACAACCGATTACATTCAGTATACTTATGGACCAAATGGAACTAAAACCGATAAAACAAAAAATTATACAGAACCATTTTTAGGTCCTTTAAAATACTTTCCAAATGGAAATCATATTCACCTTGATCCATATTTGAGTGATCGTGAAGTAGGAGAAGAAGTTTTAAAAATTGTGACAGATGGAAGATAAAGAAAATTATATAAAAATAACAAGACACAATAAGAATAAACCTGTTGTGGTTTATTCTGGTAGCATGATTCAACAGAATCATGGAGAAAAACCTTATGGCCATGGTTATGTATTATGGGACGTACCAAAAAGAAAACACACACACCACGAAGTTCAAAATGATTATGGATATTATACAATCGAGGTTCGCGATGGTAAATGTGTAAGTGATCTTAGTAAACTTCCAAAAAAAGCAAGATTGCGTGTAAAGGTATTTAATACAACGGCAACTGAGACTAAAGAAATTATTGCAGAGATTCGTAAGCAAACTAACATAACAGATTTAAATGTAACAAGATGCGATGCTATATCTGAGGCAAAAAAGTTTGATCGTGATAATAAATTTGACTTTGGTGACATTTCACTCGTTCAAGTTCAAAATGATTTAATAGAAGATTATCTTCGTAGAAATTTTGTCGTTGATGACGACCAGATCAAAACTGCTTTAGATATTAACAAAGAAGTTAATGATAAACTCGTAGTAAAAGAAGTTCTACGTAATTGTATTTGGAAACCAAAGAAGTTTGAGTTTGGGAATATGTTTAGTTACGGTGATGGAAATGTAATTGACTTTTCAAATATGAAAAGTGTTATGGGATTATTTGCATCAAATGCAAGTGGAAAAAGTAGTGTAATGAGTGCATTGAGTTTTTGCTTATTTGATAAATGTGATCGTGCGTTCAAGGCATCTCATGTTCTTAACACTCAAACCGAATCATTTTATTGTAAACTAAACTTTGAAATAGGTGGAGTAGATTATTTTATTGATCGTCAAGCAACAACAAAGAAAAATGGTGATGTAACTGTTGTGGTAGACTTTTGGAAGCATGATGCTGACGGTAATACGATATCATTGAATGGAGAGCAACGAGCAGGAACAAATGCCATAATCCGTGATCATGTAGGTTCGTATGATGACTTTGTTTTGACTACATTAAGTTTGCAAAATAATAATGCAATTTTTATAGACAAAAGTCAAAGTGAAAGAAAAGATTTACTTGCTCAATTTATGGGTATAGATACTTTTGATCAATTACACTCAACTGCATCTGAAGATATCAAAGAAATTAATGCTTTGTTAAAAAGATTTAATCGTGAAGACTTCGATGAAACTCTTGCCGAAGTTAAAGAAAAACTTGACAATGTAAATCAACAATATAATGAACAGGATAGCAAGACTAACATTGCACTTCTTGAGCAAAAAAGATTAAACAAAGAACTTGCTGACAAAAATGCTTTATTTAAAACCTGTTCATTTGATAAAAATGCAGTTGATATAGACAAACTAGAATTTAATAAAAATAATTTAAAAGATAGACTTTATGTCGCAAACGAAAATAGGGAAGATGAATCCACAAGAAAAAAGAATTTAAATAAGCAGAAAAAGGAATATACAAATAAAATTAATGAATTAAATGGTGTAAATGAAAAATATATCGAAGTATTAAAAGTTCGTGAAGAAATAACTAAAGTTGATAAAGATTTGGCAGTATTAAGAACTTCAGTTAATGCTAAACTTGATAAATTGAAGCATTATGATAGTCATGAATATGATCCAAAGTGTAAATTTTGTGTTACAAATTCTAAAAACTTAATTGAAAGTGCTGAACAAACGAAAATTGAACTTGATACGGATAAAGCAGCTGCTGATGAACTTGTTACTCAGAAAAATGATTTAACAAAAATATTAGATGACAACAAAGACACAGAATCGAATTACGAATTATTGAATGATTTAAAAAATAAATCTTCACAAATAATATTTGAAATCAATGAAGCAGATTCAAAAGTTCTTGCACTATCTAGTATGATTCAATCTCTTGAAAAGGATATAGTTTTAAATGATAAAAATATTACAGAATATTATGAATGCAAAGATATAATTGAATTTAATAAAAATCTTCAAGTTGAAGTAGATGAATTGCAAAATAAACTATCAGATGTAAATGCGATTGTAAACGCAGAAACAGAAAAACTTCAAACTTTATTTGGTGAAGTTAAAATTGTTGAAAAAGAACATGAAGATATTCTTGCTTCTATCGAAGAAGCAAAAGGATATGAACGAAAAAAACGAGGATACGAACTTTATCTTGATGCAGTTAAACGAGACGGTATATCATACGAACTTATTTCTAAAACCATCCCGAGCATTGAAAGTGAAGTTAATAACATTCTTTCTCAAATCGTTGATTTCGGTATGAATCTTGAAATGGATGGAAAGCACATTTATTCTAAGATTACATATGAAGACCGTCACTGGCCACTTGAGATGTGTAGTGGTATGGAACGATTCATAAGCAGTATTGCAATGCGTGTAGCACTTATCAATGTAAGCAGTCTTCCTCGTTCTAATTTCCTTGTTATTGACGAAGGGTGGGGTACATTAGACGGAGACAATATCAGTAGTGTATTTAATTTATTTACTTATCTAAAAGGTCAGTTTGAGTTCATCATGGTCATTAGTCATTTGGATGTTATGCGAGATATGGTAGACGAAATTGTAGAAATTCAAAAAGAAGGTTCATTTAGTAAGATAAAATACGGAGCATAAAACATATTTAGATATATATTTATTATGTACCTGAATTGTATTTATGGAAAATTCCGAAGAAAATCAAAAAGTCCAAGAAACCCTGATTAAAGCAGGATTGCGTAAAGGATACTTTACACTTGTAGAGGGTGTATATGACCCTGGCATTTTAAAAGCAGTATTTCTAGCAGGTGGTCCTGGTTCTGGTAAATCTGCTACCGTTGATACACTATTCAATTTTCCACCGGATGCAAGAAATTTATCACCAAGTGGATTAAAGATTGTTAATAGTGATCCTGCATTTGAGATATTACTAAAAAAAGCAGGATACGATTTAAATCTTGCTAAGATGGATGACAAATCATTTGCTAAAGTAACAAGTGATGATCCAAATAGCATTCGTTCCCGTGCGAAGAAAATTATGCTTAAACAATTTGAATTATTTAAAGATGGTCGTTTGGGTGTTATCGTTGATGGAACGGGTGACAATTATAGCAAAATATCAAAGCAAAAACAAGAACTTGAAAAACTTGGATACGATTGCTATATGGTGTTTGTAAATACAACATTAGATGTGGCACAAGAAAGAAACGCAATGCGTAAAAGAAAACTTCCAAGAAAAATAGTAAAAGATATTTGGACAGATGTTCAAAAAAATCTTGGTAAGTTTCAAGGTTTATTCAAAGCAAACTTTGTTATAGTAGACAATTCAGAAGATACTCGTAGTAAAACTAAACCTGGTAGATTAGATTTAGTTCCACGATTAATGAAAGAAGTTGCAAGATTTATATCCAAACCAATTAAAAATCCAATTGGAAAGAAATGGATTAAAATGATGATGGCACATGATAAAATGAGTAAAAGTGGTGATAAAAGAAATCGTGTTACAGAAGAACTTGATTTAGTAAAGATGGAAGATGTTGTTCTTCCTATGGATTTGGAAAGACATTTGAGTCGTTCTATTCATGTAATTAAAAAATTTAATTTAAACGAAAGAAAGAATTTAGCAGTATTAACACGATTAGTGGAAAGTTTACAACTTAGCAGAAATCAGTTAGTAAAGTATTTTCATAAAATCCGTACCATGAAATTTAAAGGAGAAGATTGATATGTTTGATGTTATTTTTGACGAACTAATCAAAGAAGATAAACTAGGAGAAACTTGGAGAATAGAACTTGCTCCAAATCATTCTCGTTATAGTTTTTCGTCAAAAAAGTCTGGAAATGAAAATTGGGCAAAAGCACTTGCTATGAAGTTGTTAAAGCAAGATAAAGATAACTACAAATTTATTGGAATATTTAGTGAGGGAGAAACTGACGATGGACCAATTGTTGATGGTTATATTTTTCATTGTACAGAAGAGTACTTTAAAAATGTCCCTCACTTGCATCGTGATAAAAGAAAAGCAATTAAACAACATCTAAAAACAAATAAAATAATTGAATATTTTGAGGATTGATTATGAATATAAAAGAATACAAACGATACAAAGATGATCCTTTTTGGATGAAGTCAAAATACGATGGAGTCTCTGGTGAACAAAGATTGCCAGTACAACGCAGATTACGTAAAGGTGGTATTAAGTTTAAAAAAGGAGATGAAATACTTTATTATCCAAAAGGAAAAGTAATAATGGTGGGAAAAGAAGCAGAGCAAGCATGGAGAGATTTTCAATCAGCGGCTTCTGATGAAGATTTTTATATGTCGCAATACGAGGAGTCAATTAATATGGAAAAAACAAATGAAATTAAATTAACAAGTCCAGAGTACAAAAAAGCAATTAACTTTATGTCTGATATGCATTCTAGTATTCTTAAAGCAAAAGATAAAGTTATCAGTTTTTTGAGAAGAAAGGGATACGATGATATGGCAGATGAACTTGATGGAATGTCTAAGATTGAGTTCAACAAGTTTGTTCAACGTAAAGTATATGAAGAAAAGTTAAGAAAAGAAATAAGAAATATTCTTACTGAGATTTTAAACAAATAGTGATCACAAAAAGTACAGATATTTTAACCAAAAAACTTACTGATTATTTGGTTGAGGAAACTTTAGAGGAAGACTCTAAAGTAAAAACTATTCTTGGAATTTATCCAGGAAGATTTCAACCTGCTGGTATACATCACTATAAAACATACAAGCACTTAAAAAAGAAGTTTAGCAAATCCTTTGTCGCAACCAGTAATAAAACTAATACAACAGATAGTCCATTAAATTTCAAAGAGAAAAAAATGGTATGGTTAAAGCATGGAGTTAAAGATGTTGTTGCTGTTAAGAATCCATATGTATGCGATGAAATTACTAAACGTTACGACGAAGATACTACCGCAGTGGTTTTCATGTTTGGTGAAAAAGATGCAGGACGATTAAAAACAACAAAGGCAGATGGTTCACCTGCTTATTACCAACCATACGAAGAAAATAAAAGAAACTTAAAAGGTTTTAAGCAACATGGTTATTTCATAGTTGCTCCTCATGTGAGTATTAAGGTGCTTGGCAAAGAAGTAAGTGGTACACGAATACGAGATTTACTTGGTTCTCCTGAACACGATGAGATGACAAAAATTCAAGCATTTGAAGAATTGTTTGGTTGGTATGATGAAAAGATATTCAAATATCTGACAAAAAAATTTGGAACATTGTTTGAGAATAAAGAAATTTATGAAAGTTTTATACATGAGTATCCAAACTTAGAAGGTTATATAAATAATTTACCAAATGTATGTAATGAAATAAGTTCTGTGTTTGCACATGGAAAATCATTAGTAGATGACGGACCTAGTATGTTTTATCCTGGTAAGTCGTATGAAGGTTACACTAATAAAAGAGCAGAACAACTTGGATACGATTTATTAGATTATGTGGTTGGTAAGAATGGTCTTGGTAGAAATGCAGATTATCGTGAATGGGGCAAGTATGCTGGACCTGTACCGGCCGTAAGTTTTTATCCTGCCGGTGATATAGATGCAAAAACACCAATGAATCAAATTGACACAGACGCATCTAAAACTGCACATGAACAATGGGTTGGGTTTATCAATGGAGTCGCAGAAACTGCTGGATATAAACTTGTAGACTTTATTGGTTCTGAAAAATCTATTCGTAAAAAGGATGAACAGGGTGACGAAGATTTGAAATCAGGTAATACTATTGACACCGATAAAGCAGAGGAAGGTGACAAAATAAACCAAGGTGTAAAAGGTCAGTCAATAAATGAAAACTTGCTTACAGAGGGAGGTGCGGCCGGACATATGAGTCATCCTTTTGATGATCGTGAGTTAACATTCGGTGATTTAAAAGAAATGATTCGTAGGTCACTTGCAGGTGAATTAAATGTTGAAAAAGAAGTTACCGAAAAACTCGATGGACAAAATTTAATGTTTTCTTGGAAAGATGGTGAATTAGTGGCTGCAAGAAACCAAGGGCATTTAAAAAACGCAGGAGCAGCCGCACCTAATGTAAAAGAATTTTCAAGTATATTTGCTGATCGTCCTGATAATATTCGTGACGCATTTGTAAGTGCAGTTGAAGATTTGGAAACGGCTATATCAGGCCTTACCGATGCACAAAAGAATAAAGTATTTCGTGAAGGTGAACGTTTTATGAATATAGAGGTAATGACACCCGCAACACAAAATGTTATTCCTCAAAATGTCGATATGTTGGTATTTCACGGAACACAAGCATATGATTCCGCAGGAAAAGCAGTAAGTGTAGATTCCGAAGGAAATGATATAACAAGTGAACTTAAAGACTCTGCAAGAATGCTTAAAGGTATGCTTAAACAAATAAACGCAGATGTTCAAAAACGATATTCATTGAACGCACCAATTGTGGTGGAACTTCCTAAAAGTAAAACATTTGGAGATTCATATGCAAAGTATTCTGCTAAAATAGATAAACTTAAAAACAAATTTAGATTAAAAGATAACGATAAAGTAATGAAGTATCACGATTCTTGGTGGAGAGATTTGCTGAACAAACAACAAACAAAAACTAAAGAGATATTTCCATCAAAAGTTTACGAAGCACTTATTGGTCGTTGGGCATATAATGATAAGTCTAACAAAATCACTACAATTAAAAAAGAATTATCTGATCATCCAAAACTACTTGCTTGGGTTACCAAGTTTGAAAAAGAAGATATTACAAAACAGTTTGAAGAAAATATGTGGCCATTTCAATTCATCTTTTTGAAATTGGGTGCGGAAGTATTAAAAAATGTAAAAGGATTCGTTGCGGCTGGTGGAAGTGATGATATTGCAAAAGCACTTGATTCTCATGTTAAAACACTTGAAGGCAAGAAGATAAGTTCGGTGGAATCACCTGATAAGTTTAAAAAAGACATGGAGAAACTAAATAAGAATCTTGCCCGTCTTAATTCTATTGGTGGAAGCAACGCAATTGCACCAACAGAAGGTGTTGTATTTCAATATAAAGGTGGAACATATAAACTTACAGGCACATTTGCTCCTATAAATCAAATTATGGGTATAATGAGATTTTAATCATGGAAGAGAAAAAGTTATCTAGAATCGCACGTAGAAAACTTTCACAGGCCGCAAGACGAACTGCAAAGAAACGTGCAACTAAAAAGAAACTGTTTGCAAAAAGAATGAAGTCTCCTGCCAAATTAAAAGCAACTGCTGAGAAGGCAGCCAAAAATCTAATTGTAAAGAAAATGACAGGTGGTAAATCATATAGCAATCTTTCAGTTGGTCAAAAAGAACTTATAGATAAAAAGTTATCCAATAAAAAAGGTATTGTTGCAAAGGTCGCAAGAAAGATGCTTCCGATTGTAAAGAAAAAAGAAAAAGAACGAGTTAAAAAAGTTCGGGCAAAAAAGATTGAATCTGAAAGTCTTTCAAACCAAGAAACTATATCTCACGGAGTGCTGACTTTGAATATAAATGGATCACACCTCGAAGTATCCGCAAGAAAAAAAGATGGAAAACTAATTCCCTATACTTTTAAAGAATTAAATGATGCAAAAAAACATTGCAAAAAAGTTGGTGGAAAAACCTTTCAATCACCAAAAACAAATTTATATTATGTTGAGTTTACAAAACTGGATGGACCTATGAGTGAAGACAAAGAAAAAGAAGAAAATTTAAAAGATTTAAAAGCAATACTTGATGTTGCAAAAATGCTGAGTGACAAAAATCCTTATTTTAAAGGTCGTGGTAGTAAAAAAGAATATATTAAAATGCTAGTGCATAAAATAAAAAAATTGTCAGAAGCAAAACAGAAAAAAATAATTTCAACACTTGATGCGTATAATAAAGTCAGAAAACCAACTATGCCTAAAAGTCGTCCAATGAAAAATAAAAAGGCATATAACAGAAAAGACTTTAAAAAAGGAAGGTATGATTAAGTTAAATGGAAATGTCTATTTAAAAACAAACGAAGTTGAAATTCAAATTGAAAAAGTAAGTAAACGATTTCGTACATCACACCGTGCCATTTTACCTCAACAAATTACATATCTTGATCGTGAGTTTGTAGATTGTATTAGAGACGAAGCAAAAAATTTATCTTTATCTCTTTTTTATTTGTATGGACACAACGAAGATCACGCACCTGCCAAAAAAATAATACAAGGTGTGCATGATAGAATGAGGAGTGAAGAAAGTTGTGACAGTCGTCTAAGATTCATGCAGTATGATTTATCTGAGTCGCAACGAAAAAAGCACAGATTGAGATATGAAAACTTTTTAGTAAATGTTTTTTTAGATGAGTGCATAAAACTATTTGAAAATTTACATTAATAGTTTGACAAACTTTATTTTAGGTGAGATAATGTCAACATGGCTAAAATGGATAAAGATGACTTAAAGTACGTTATTAAACGATCAAAAAAACTATTCGAAGGTGAAGAGATACCAAAAGTACATGGGTACGAAGGTGAAAAAGAAGAAGTCAAGATTCGTGCAGTTGGTGAAATATGGACCGACAAAGACGGAAAAGAGTGGAAACAAATTGGTGCTAATACTAAAGTCAGAACCGAAACTGTTTTTGATAAATTAAGAAAACTAGCAAGAAGTGCTCCAAATTGTCCTAAAGAAGTTTGTACGTGTGATACTACTAAATTCTTAGATAAACGAATGGTTGCTATGAAAGGATTGTGTTTTGATTGTGTCCAAGAATACGAGCAGAAGTTAAAAGATGAAGGAAAGTACGAAGACTACGAAAGAAAGACAATGCTTGAGAATGAAAAAAGTTTTTTACTAGATGCTAAAATCAAAATGGGTGAATCTAAACATTACATTGAAAATGATCCTCAATTTCTAAATGAAGATGGTTCTCTTGAAAAATGGAATATACCCGAGAAGTCTAAACTGCTAGATGAACTTAATGCTGACATCGTAGAAGTTGATGACCGAATTAAGAGTATTGAAAAAGAACTTGAAGAATTTTCACAATGTGATTTTTAAAAGTTTCGACGATACCTTGAAACTTTTTATATTATAGAAAATTAAATACATATATATTTATTCTTAATGGCAGGTAATCAAAAAGTACCATTAAGAGAAATAATAAAGCAAGAGTATACAGAGTGTTTGAAGTCACCTATATACTTTATGAAAAAGTATTGTAAAATCCAACATCCGACCTTGGGTACGATACCATTCCACTTATATGAGTTTCAAGAAAAAACACTTGAAAGTTTTAAAGACGAGCAATTTAATATTGTATTAAAAGCAAGACAAATGGGAATATCCACTCTTGTATCGGGATATGCATTGTGGTTGATGACCTTTTTTACGGATAAAAGTATTCTTTGTATTGCTATCAACCAAGAAACTGCGAAAAACATTGTTACAAAAGTAACTCATATGTCTGAACATTTACCAAGTTGGTTACGTAGTGAATGTACAGAAAAAAATAAACTCAGTATGCGTTTTAAAAACGGAAGTAATATTCGTGCGGCCTCAAGTAGTGTAGATGCTTCTCGTTCATCATCATTGAGTTTACTTATCGTGGACGAGTGTGCGTTTATATCAAACATGGAAGATATATGGACTGCATCACAATCTACAATTACAACGGGTGGTCGTTCTATTCTATTATCAACTCCAAATGGTATCGGTAACTTTTTCCACAAAACTTGGGTTGGGTCTATGGATGGATCAAATGACTTTAATCCAATTAATTTGCATTGGTCATTGCATCCTGAACGTGATCAAAAGTGGAGAGACCTACAAACAAAAGTTCTTGGAGAAAAGGATGCAGCCCAAGAGTGTGATTGTGACTTTATCAGTAGTGGTCGTTCGGTGGTGGATGCAAGTTTAATTGAATGGTACAAAGAAAGCACGATGCGCGAACCAGTAGAAAAAAGAGGAGCAAACAAAGAATATTGGATATGGGAATATCCAAATCATAACAAAGATTATGTAGTTGCGGCCGATGTTGCGAGAGGAGATGGACGAGATAAAAGTGCTTTTCATGTATTTGATGTAGAAGGTGTAAGGCAAGTTGCTGAGTTTAAGGGTGAGGTAGAAACAAAAGATTTTGGTAATTTATTGGTTGCGGTTGCAAGTGAGTTCAACGGAGCATTGTTGGTAGTGGAAAATGCAAATATAGGTTGGGCAGTTTTGCAACAAATTATAGATAAAGGATACAACAATTTATATTACACTCAAAGAGACTATCAATACATAGATGAGTTTTCACAACATACAAATAAATTAAATAGAATGGAGAAGAAACAGGTACCTGGATTTACAACATCTATTAAAACTCGTCCACTAATTATCAGTAAAATGGAACAATATGTTCGTGAAAAAGAAGTTGAAATTGTATCAGAAAGAACATTAGAAGAACTTTTTACATTTGTATGGAACGGACAAAAAGCAGAAGCAATGCAAGGATATAATGATGATTTGGTTATGAGTTTATGTATTGCACTTTGGGTTCGTGATACTGCATTACGATTTCGTTCGGAAAATATTGAAACACAAAAAAGTTTATTTGATTATATGGGAAGTACAACTAACATGGATGCTGGTAAAAATTATCGTCAAAATGGACTTGAATCAAATCCATATGAAATGAAGAACCCACGTGGAGGAACTGAAAGTTTAGATTGGTTGCTTCAATAATAAAACAAAAAGGAGAAAACAAATGAAGATAACGCAAAATATACTCATAACAATGGGATTATTATTTTTTACTGGAGGTTGTGCAACGCAATCATTATTACCAACACAAGGAGTATATACCGAATCATCATTTGAAACATATACGCAAGTTGAGGGTGTCGTTGAAAATATAAAGATTGGAAAAACAAAGTATTCTGATTTAGTCAAACTGGGATTAGACTTAGAAAATATCCCAAATGTAAAACGACTTACTTATCTTGATGTTATGAGTAAATTTAAATTAGATAGTCCGTCAAGATATACATTATTTAATAAGATTGAGTTACCTGCGGGTGTTTTAAAGATGTTAGCAGCCAGAGAAGATGGACTTGCATATGAAATAAATTTAGAAAGAATCAAAAACCAAAGAGAAGGAAGTGTCATTTTAGATATACTAAACTTTAGAAAAAATGTACACACAACTGGGTGGAAAATAAGTGTATTAATATTAATTGTAGATGATACCGTAGAGTATGTATTATACTCTGGTGAAAAAAATATTGATACTTTAAAACGAGAAAGAAATCCTCTTGGTCCATTTCAAGGATTTGATGGTGGTGACATCATCGGTGCGGCTAGTGATTTAAAGTAATATATCTATTGACATATATGTATATATTTTGTAGAATCAACTACTTATAAGAATTGTTATGGCAGAAGAATCAAGAACAAAAAAACTTTTCGGTGGTCTTAGAAGATTATTTTCAACTGGTGTAGTTGTACGAAATGTAGGTGGAAAAAAACTAAAAGTTGCAGATACAGATAACTTACAATATTCCAAAAGACTGCGTGACAAGTATGATCGTATGCACACTTTGTATAGTGATTATGCAAATGGTTTTAATAATCTTGGATTCCAAAGTGCTAGATTAGAGTTATTTAGTGATTATGAAGTAATGGATACCGATCCTATTATTTCAAGTGCATTAGATATTTACTCAGATGAATCAACTACGAGAAGTGAATTTGGTGAAATTCTAAAAATTACAAGTTCAGATTCTAATGTTAAAGGTATCCTTGAAAATTTATTTTATGATATATTAAATGTTGAATTTAATTTGTGGGGGTGGATTCGTAATATGTGCAAGTATGGAGATTTTTATTTACATTTAGAAATAGAACCCGAATATGGAGTTATGAATGTAAAACCTATTTCTACATATGAAATGACTCGCATAGAAGATTCTGATCCTGAAAATCCACAACTTGTTATTTTCAAACAAGAAGGTTCTGCTAGAGCAGATTATGAAAACTATGAAATTGCACACTTTAGATTATTAGGTGATACGAATTATTTACCTTATGGTAAAAGTATGGTAGAGTCTGCGAGACGATCATGGAAGCAACTTCAACTTATGGAAGATGCTATGCTCATTCATAGAATAATGAGAGCACCTGAAAAAAGAATGTTTTACATCGATATTGGTAATATCCCACCAAACGAAGTTGATAATTTTATGCAAAAGGTTATCAATAAGATGAAAAAAGTTCCGTTTGTTGACGAAAAAACAGGTGATTACAATCTTAAGTTCAATATGCAAAATATGACCGAAGACTTTTTTATGCCAGTTCGTGGTGGTGATAGTGGAACTAGAATTGAAAATCTTGGTGCTATGACTTATGACGGAACTGATGACATCGAGTATATTAAAAACAAAATGATGGCTGCACTTAAAGTTCCAAAAGCATTTTTAGGTTATGATGAAAGTATAACAGGTAAAGCAACATTAGCAGCCGAAGATATAAGATTTGCGAGAACAATTGAGAGACTGCAAAGAATTACAATAAGTGAGTTAACAAAGATTGCGATTGTTCATTTATATTCACAAGGTTATACCGATGCTAAGTTGGTAGATTTTAGTTTGAAATTGACTAATCCTTCTACTATTTTTGAAGAAGAACGTGTAAGAATTCTTTCCGAAAAATTAAATACTGCACGTGATATGATTGATGCTAAGATGTTTTCAAAGAATTGGGTTTATGATAAAATATTTGGATTACCTGAAAATGAAATCAATGAAATTAGAAGTGATTTCGTGGACGATGCAAAAGAATTTTTCCGTCTTGAGAGTATTCAAAATGAAGGAAATGATCCTGCAGATCCGAATCAAGCAGTAGATGCCGATGAAGAAGATAGTTGGGGTTTTGGTAAAATGGATACGCAAACCGAAAAAGACGAAGATGCAATCCACCAAAGAAATAAAGAAGAAAAGAAAAGAAAAAATGCTAATAAAAAATACGATCATCCTGATGAAAAACCTATGGGAAGAGACCCACTTGGTGCAGATGAAAGACGTGTTAGTGGAAGGGATTGGGGTGACTCTCCACTTAAACTTGAATCAGACTTAAATAAGTTAGATTCATTCTTAAATAAAAATAAAAAAATAAAAAAAGAATCGGGAATGTCTAAATTAATCTGCGAAAAAACTAAAGACGAAACGCAAACTACTGAAAAAAAAGAAGTGGATTATCTAGATGATAAAAATATAATTGAAAAATAATTAGTTAAAATCTAATTTATATTTATATTTATATTCAAATATATATTTTAAAGAACATTAATGTGAAGAAACTCAAACATAGTAAATACAAAAATACTGGTATTTTATTTGAACTTTTGGTAAGGCAAATTACTGCTGATATACTAGATGGTAATGAAAAGTCGTCTGCAAATTCCTTATTAAAAAAGCACTTCTGTGAAAATACTTGTTTGGGAAAAGAACAAAGACTTTATCAACTTTTAATAGAGGAATCAACAAATGATAAAGGAAAAGCAGAGTCATTGTTGCATGAAGTAAAAGAAAGTCATCAAAAACTATCTAATAAAGATTTAGCAACTGCAAGATATAATCTTGTAAAAGAAATAAAAGAAACATATCCTATTAACGATTTATTTCGTGCCAAAATTAAAAATTACAAGACCTATGCTAGTATCTACAAATTATTTGAGAGTCACAATCCAAATACTTATTGTGACCCGAAAGAAATTTTTGAATCAAAAAATACTATAATTGGAAACTTGGTTTCTGCTCACGATAAATCAAACGGAAATGCTGATGTAAGTGATTACGAAAAGCAAAATGAAGATTTACGGTTAATTACCTATAAACTTTTGGTTGACAATTTTAATAAGAAATACAGTAAACTTGACGAATCACAACAAACTTTATTGAAAAATTATATTCACAATATTTCAAATACCAATAGTTTGAGAGAATACATAAACGAACAAGTACCTCAAATAAAGAAAAGTATTTCAAAGTATTCCAAGAATATAGATGACGAAGTTGTCAAAATAAAACTAAAAGAAGTGGTATCTCAGTTAGAAAAAACAACTGAAGGTCGTGTGGTTAGAGATTCTCAAGTGTCTACATTACTTATGAGTTATGAGTTAATAAAGGAACTTAAGAAAAATGCCAACGACAAGAAATGAACTAAAGAATTTAATTCGTAATTTAGTATCAGAAATTTTAGAAGATGATACTGAGATAAATGAAATGAATACCACTGCGAACGCAGAAGGTTATCAAACTCCCCATGCGTTTGCAGGTACTGATGAAAAAACACACAAGAAAAAAATTAAATCACGTGCAGAGGTATTTGATTACAAAACAACCGAAGATGAAAAAAATAATACAGTAAAACTAAACGAGGGTAAGAGTTTATACCATATAATGAGAGATCATCCAGATTATAGTCCCACTCAAAAAGTTGGGGTTATGGTTAGAGAAATTAACAAAAATATAAATGAAATTGATAAATTGATAAATCTAGTTTCAAAATACAAAGCCGAGAATAGTGTAAATTCACAAAAATACTGGAGAACAACTCGTAGGTTTCTTGAAAAAATAGACGAAAAGATTAAGACAATTTCACACAAAATGAAAGACCTAAAATAATGAAAAATTGTACAAGATTAGATGTAGTATCATCAAGCACAATAAGCACAGAGCAAAAATTAAGAGAATTGGTAACCAAGCAAAAGAATCCTAAAAAAGTGGTTGCTTCTTCGGAGGGAAAGGCACTTGCTTCAAAATTGGGAAAGAATTGGAAAGCAGTTGGAAATTCTGCTGAAATAACAAACACACTTGATGAAATTACAGGAACAGTAAAAGTCACACGTGACCAAAAAACAAATCATTATTCTTTTAATATTAGATTTGATATGAGTGACTTAAATAAAAAACGTGCAATAAACACAGATACAATCAAGCAAGAAATAAGTAATGGATTACTTGCGTTGGTAAAGTCTTCTGCTGATTTGGGAAATCAATTGGGAGATTAAACAAATGTGCGAGTGTAGTTGCAATTCTCAATTAAAAGAAGAAACTGATCCTGCACTTGAACAGTACAAAAAAGTTCTTAAAGACTTAGGTGATTCGATAAAGTCTGCTCACAAAACAACTGAAGGTAAAAAACTTTCAATTGAATACTGGAAAGACGTAGTTAAACTTTTAAAAAAAGCAAAACTAGGAATTTCTATGATGGAATTAGGAATTGATGATGAAGAAGAACTAGAAACAGACCACGATGCGACCACCAAAAAAATAAAATCTAAATCTGATGGTGAAGCAGGTGCAGAAGCAGGTGCAGAAGCAGGTGGTGAAGCAGAACCTGAAGAGTCAGAGTCTAGTTCTGATGAAAACGAAGACGATGATACTTCTAAAAAATTATCTGCATTGGGATTAAAAAACGAAGAAGCAAAATCAAAATCACAACAAAGATTATTTGGTATGGTTCATGCACTTAATAACGGTGAATTAAAAAAGTCAGATGTAAGTGATGATTTATATCAAAAAATCAAAAAGATTTCTGATGGAATGACAAAAAAGGATGCAAAGAAGATGGCAAAAACAAACCACGATGATCTTCCTGAAAAAGTTCCATCAAATGAATACTATGATATACTTAATCATTTATCTATTTTGTTAACCGAAAGTGGATGTCGTGTAGAAGAATCTGATGGTGCTGAATTTAAAATAGATAATAATAGTCGTATTCATACTATTAAATTTGACGATAAATTTTACTTAGTTTCTGAGAGTTATAATTTTGAACTTGGTACACCAAACGATATTCAGAATGTAGTAGATACATTTGTGAAACTTACTTCAAATTCAGAAGACTCTCTTAAACACGAATATAATACATCTTTAAATTAAATTGTTTTTGTAAAAATAGACAATTAAATCGTAATACGTATATACTTATTTATTGATATGGCAAAAAAAATATTAGTATCCACAATGCCCTTTGAATTCTCACCTGAACAAATAAGTGAAAGTATAGATAAGAATTCGGGAAGATTGATTGTTAGAGGTATTTTACAAAAAGCATCCGAGCAAAATCAAAATGGTAGAGTTTACTCACGACCTTTGTTAGAACGGGAAGCAGGAAAATATCAACAATTAATTGATGATAGACGAGCACTTGGTGAATTAGATCATCCTGAAAGTAGTGTAGTGAATTTACAAAATGTAAGTCACAATGTTACTAAGATGTGGTGGGAAAATAATAACCTTGTTGGAAATGTTGAAGTTCTTGGAACACCAAGTGGTAATATTTTGAAAGAGTTGTTTAAAAGTGGAATTACTTTAGGAATTAGTTCACGTGGAATGGGTACTACACGTGAACATGAAGGTAAAACAATGGTAAACGATGATTTTGAATTAGTGGCATTTGATTTTGTAAGCAATCCTTCAACCCGTGGTGCATTTTTAGAACCCGTGAATTTAAATGAATCAGTCAACCTTGAGAATAAAGTTTTTACTGAAGGTCGTGTTTGCACAAAATATTGTAAGGTAGAAGGAATTATACACGAAATTTTAGGTGAACTTGGAGAAATGTAAAATGAGTACTGAGATTAAAAATGTAATTAAGTCAGCAATCCTTGAAGTATTAAAGGAAGAAAAAGAAAAGCAACTGAATGAGTTTAATCCAGACACAGGTAGATTTGAAGATGAGGGGTTATCATCTGAACAAAAAAAACTTACATCAGAGAAGATTTCAAAGTTTGGTAATTATCAAAAGTATATAGCACTTGAAGCAAAAGATATGGATGTGGCAAAAGACATTTGTAATATCGTTGAAAATGCTTCTAAATATATTTTAAATGAAACTGATGATTGGTTTGATGCTATTAGTGTTAAAAGAAATCTTAAAGAAATTAAAACTATGGCAAAAGAATTCTACAAGACTGCACAGGAACGACAAGTTTACACTCAACGGATGCAGAGTTTGTACGAAGATATGGGTAATATACTAAACAGATATTTTGAAATTAACGGAGAAATAACCGATGAACAAAAGTGAACTTAAAAAATTTGTAAGAAAAGTTTTACTTGAAAAACTTGATTGTAAACCAAATGTACATGGTAAACTAATTAAAAAGACTATTAGTTTTCGTGGAATAAATAGAGAGTGTGTTGCCGAGGGAACAATTGAGGATGCCAACTTATACGCACACGAAAATAATCTAGAATATGTAAACTCTGACGATTCATACTTTGGTGGTCACTTTATAAGTGAAATGACTTCGTATGAATTTCAACCTGATCCTGAATTTTATGGTGAGATTATGGAAACAAATATGACTGCACGTGAACAACTTGCAAGAATTTGTGGATCAAATGACCAAGTTCTTACAGAAGTAGATGCTTCAAACGCAGAAAACTTGGTAGAGTTTATATGCTCATCTGAAGAATTTAAAAGTAATTATACAGATATAGTATTTGAAAACATAAAAGAAAGTATCAATAACAAACTTCACGACAAATCACAATTTAAAAAATTATTTTCTTATCTCATTGAACAATCAATTAAATCATCAACCGAAGATGAATTGAATATGTCAGAGACAGAAGTTAACTACGCAACTGAAGTTTTGTCAAAACGATTTTTTAAAGAACACACTTCTTCCACAGAAAAAGCATCAGAATCAACTGAAACAAAATGTGGAAAAAAATCTTTTAAAGAAGGAAACGCATTTGAAAATATGCAAAGAATAGTATCAAACCATAGAATATTTCTATAAGGAAACAAAATAATGAAAATAACAAAATCAGAATTAAGAGAAATTATCCAAGAAGTAGCAGACGAACTTGGTCTATTTGAAGGTCTCACGGCTGCTCAGGAAAAACTACCAGAACCATTAAAGAAAGCAATTCTTAAAAAGCAAGGAAAGTCCGGTGACTCCGAAGATGAAAAGAAGGATGTAGAAGAAGGTCTTACTAAAGCACAAGAAAAGTTACCAGAACCTCTCAAAAAAGCAATTCTTAAAAAGCAAGGAAAGCAAGAAGAGTCTGACGATGATTCTGAAGAAGAGAAAATTGAAGAAGGAAATGCGTTTGGTGCGGCTGTTAAGAAGGCAAGAGAAAACGGAGAAAAAGAATTTGAAGTGGGTGGAAAGAAATATAAACTCAAAGAAAAGAAAGAAATTACTGAACAAGAAGATACTGAAGAATTCGTAGGTGATTCGTCTGATGAAGATGTAGAAGAAGGAAATGCATTCGGAGCAGCCGTCAAAAAAGCAAGAGAAGACGGAGAGGACGAATTTGAAGTAGATGGAAAGACATACAAAGTAACAGAGCAGTCCGATTCATCAGACATAGGAAAAAAAGATAATCACGTTGATGTAGCAGATTGTAAGGATTGCGATGATCCGGGAGAAGGTAAACTTACGAATGAAGATGTTGAGGAAAGTATTGCTGAGTTTGAAGTTGACGGAAAAACCTATAAAGTAGGACAAGATTGGTCAAAAATCACACTTGCTGAAAAACTAGATAGAATACTAGGAAATCGTAAAATTTTGTAAAATATTATATCAAAACCCAAAAAAAACTAAAAAAAGGGAAGATTTCTTCCCTTTTTTTATAAATTTATGTATATTTTTAAATATTTGTTTATGTAAGTATATATTTATTTTTTCAAAATGTTCTTACTTTATTAAGAACAACTAAAAAAGGTTTTAATTATTTGAAGTCCTATTAAAATGACTTTATCAAACTAATCTATAAAGGATAATTAACCATGAGTAAATTACTTAAAGAAGCTATTGCTGATGCGAAAGCAGTTCGTGAGACAGCCCTTGCCAATGCAAGACTTGCCCTCGAAGAGGCATTCGCACCACGTTTGCAAAGTATGCTTACCAAGAAACTCAGAGAAGAAGAATTAGAATTAGACGACGAAGAATCAGAAGACGAAGTTTCTGATGAAGTTGACGAAGGTTCTTACTATGAGGATGACGAGGAAGTTGATGTTGCAGACGAAGCACCAGAAGAAGAACCCGCTGCGGAAGAAGCACCTGCTGAAGAAGCACCTGCTGAAGACGAGGTAGGGGGAGACGAAGAAATCGCTGACGAAATCGAAGATCTTGAAGGAGACGAAGAAGAAGCAGTTGAAGAAGATTCATTTGACCTTGATACTATTATTAGGGAACTTGAGCAAGAAATTGAAGAAGGTTCATACTCTGAGGAAGACGAAGAGGCAGAACTTGAAGAAGCATCATGTTCAGAAGACGATGAAGAAGAAGCAATTGAAGAATCTGAAGATTCTGAAGAGGACGAAGAAGCAGTTGAAGAGCAATCTAAATCATCTGAACTTGGAAAAGGTGGAGACGAACACGTAGTTGTTGCTGATAGTGACGACGAAGAACTTCCTGCTGGAACCGAGACTGTTGCTGGTGATCCAGGAACAGAAGGTGAAGAAGAAAAAGTTGCCGAAATCGACGAAGAAATTGATATTGAGATTGTTGAAGAATCAGAAGATTCTGAAGAAGACGATGAAGAAGAATCAATTGAAGAGTCCGAAGACGAAGAAGATGAAGAAATCAATCTTGAAGAAATCCTTAGAGAACTTGAGGAAGAAACCAACATTGAGGACGAAGAAGAATCATCTGAGGTCTCTGAACTTAAAGGTGCTAACGAAAAACTTCAAAAAGAAAATGATGAATACCGCAAAGTTTATAAATTTTTGCGAGGTAAGTTAAATGAAGTAAATCTCCTTAATGCAAAGTTACTTTACACAAATAAGTTGTTTAAGAAACACGCACTAAGTGAAGATCAAAAGTTGAAAGTAGTAGAAAGTTTTGACCTTACGAAGAATGTTCGTGAAGCAAAATTGGTATACGCAACACTTGGAGAGAGTTTTAGAACTCAAGCAACTGAAGTAGTGGAAGAAGCAAAGTCTGCTCCTAAAAAGAAAAAGACAGAAAAGAATCCATTGACAGAAGGTATTGCATCCAAGGCAATCAAATCAACAAAACCCTCCAAGAAGATTTTATCCGAAGGCAACGAACTTGCTGATAGATTCAAGAAACTTGCAGGCATTAAATCATAACAAAAAATTCAAATTATATTGAGGATAAATTAAAATGAGTGAAATCAGTAAATTATTAAAGGAAAGTAGCAACCCTCAAGAACGTCTTATGGCAGAAACCCGTGGTTTGGTAAACAAATGGGAAAAAACAGGACTTCTTGAAGGAATTTCTACTGACACAGAAAAGAGTGGTATGTCCATTCTTTTAGAAAACCAAGCAAAGCAGTTGATCGATGAAGCAACACGCACAGGTACTTCTTCTGGATCAGAAGAGTGGAGTGGAGTAGCACTTCCACTTGTACGTCGTGTATTCGCAGAAATCGCATCAAAGGAATTCGTTTCCGTTCAACCAATGAATCTTCCATCCGGGTTGATTTTCTACTTAGACTTTAAGTATGGAACAAACCAATCCCGTCAGGGTAGTGGAAGTCTTTTCGGTGGTACAGGTTCTAAACTTGGATCAACTGACGAAGCAACAGGTGGTCTCTACGGAGAAGGACGTCATGGTTACTCAATCAATGACGTAAGTGTATCATTGGCTGCAAGTGGTGAGAAAATCACACTTCCAGGTGATGCTGATCTTGACGGTGTTCGTGCATTCCAATTCACGGACTCTGCTGATAAAGTAGTAACAGTTGATGCTGAAGGTAATGTTGCAGGAGCAGCCGACGGAAATGGTACTCTTCAGTACCACAAGAAAACAACCGACATCACCCGTGGTGATTTCGAAGACAATGATGTAAACGGAGGAGATTCCTCTACTGACACAGGTCTTAGACAAGACATCGGTATTCCAGAAATCAACTTGGAACTCAAAAGTGAACCAATCGTTGCTAAAACACGTAAGTTGAAAGCAGTTTGGACACCTGAGTTGGCACAAGACTTGAATGCTTATCATAGTATTGACGCAGAAGCAGAATTGACTTCTCTTCTTTCCGAGTATGTTTCAATGGAAATTGATTTGGAAATTCTTGATATGCTTCTTGTTAACGCACATAGTAAATCATCATTCAACGCCGCAACAAATGACTTGAAGGGTGGTGACACACAAGGAACATACTTCCAACGTCTTGGCACACAAATCCAAGGAATGAGCAACAAAATTCATCAGTTGACTCTCCGTGGTGGTGCTAACTTCTTGGTATGTTCTCCACAAGTTGCAACAATCATTGAAAGTATTCCAGGATACGCAGCTGACACAGACGGAAATCAGTCTCAGTTTGCTATGGGAGTTACTAAGGTTGGTGCATTGAACAATCGTTTCCAAGTTTACAAGAACCCATACATGACAAGTGGTGACGTTCTCGTAGGTTTCCGTGGAACAAACTTCCTAGAAACAGGTGCGGTTTATGCTCCATACATTCCATTGATTCAAACACCATTAGTATACGATCCGGTAAACTTCACACCACGTCGTGGAGTTATGACTCGTTATGCTAAGAAAATGGTTCGTCCTGAATTCTACGGAAAGATTTCTGTCACAGGCTACGAAGGTTACAATCCTTCCTAAGTTGTACAGAACTCGTCTTAGTACGAAGTATAACAAAAAATTTAAGAGGGGTTCTTTTGAACCCCTCTTTTATTTTATAAGATTAACTCTGTTGCTTTATATTTATATTCATGGAAGACGAGCAAACAAATAACGAAAAAGAAAACGACTTGGAAAATGAAAATTATGAACTAGAACGAGTTCGTTGGGAAGGGGAAGTTTCATCACCTGTGGGTAAGACTCCATTTGGTTTTTTTGATAAAGATGCTGAGTTTGTTTCATTTGCTCCACGTGCAGCTGATTGGGCAGCCAGAAGATTAGGATACCCTATTGTAGATGTTGAGATGATTGATATGCAATTTTATGCTTGCTTTGAAGAAGCAGTAACTGAGTATAGTGCTCAAATTAATCAGTTTTCCATAAAACAAAATCTATATTCAATAAAAGGAACTTCAACTAGCATCAATTTAACAACAAGTGTACTGCAAACACAACCATTACCTTTTTATTTAAAATTATCTGAAGCATATGGGGCTGAAGTGGGAGTTGGTGGTAATGTAGATTGGAGAAAAGCAAGTCTTGAAGTAAAAGAAGGTGTACAAACATACGATTTACAAGGTTTGTTTAACAATTACTATATTGATCCAAAAACTGGTGAAAAGAAAATAGAAAAAATAGAAGTTAAAAGAATCTTTCACCACCCACCACCTGCATTAAATAAAATTTACGATCCAATGTCGAATTCAGGGATGTCACATTCTAATATGTTAAACGAGTTTAATTGGTCAGGAATGTCACCAGTTGGTACGCAGTTTTTATTGCGACCTGTCAACGAAGATTTAATGAGATTGCAAGCAATTGAATTTAACGAGCAAGTACGAAGAAGTGCATACGGATTTGAGATTGTAAATAATAAACTTACAATTTTTCCTGTTCCCACTAAAGATTTCACATTGTGGTTTGATTATGTATTTAAACGTGAAAGAGACATCGCAGCCGTACAAGGATATGTTGACGCAGACGAATTTAATGTAATTCCAAAAACACAAACAGAAGTGGTGGAAGAAACTAATCAACAAGTAGTAGTTGATAAAACTGTAAATGGATTAAATCCCGGTGACCCAATTCCACAACCTGACAATTATCTAAATGAAACGGTTGATTCTGTAACTGATTTAAGTAATGCTCCTTATCAATTTCATAGTTTTGGAACAATTAATGATGTAGGAAAACGATGGATAATGAAATATTATCTAGCAACTTGTAAAGAATTACTTGGTGCAGTAAGAGCAAAATATCAAAGTATTCCAATTCCTGGTGGTGAAACTTCTTTAGACGGAGATGCTTTGAGATCAGAAGCACAAGCAGAAAAAGAACAACTTATTACAGAACTAAGAGAGGATTTAGAAGTGACAAGTCGTAGCACAACAAGTGAGCAATTAAATCAAGTATCTGATAATCTTCAAGAAAATCTAAGAAAGGTCCCTAACTTTCTGTATATAGGATAATAAAATGTCAAGAGGGAGGTATTTTAGTAGAAGAGATGTTCGTATGATGAACAGTCTAAATGGTGAATTACTTTCAAGTATCATTGAACAAACTGTTGTTATATACAGAATAGATGCAGAATCTACTCAAGAAAATATGTATGGTGAAAGTCTTAATAAATTTTATTTTGACGGAATTGAAATTCAATGCTTAGTTGAAAACGATCCTGAAAGTACTGTATATGAAGGTTTTGGTCCAGATGTAAAGAAAGGTACGGTATTTAAATTTCACCAAAAATTGTGTGAGATAAAAGATATATATCCTCAAATTGGTGATATAGTATCATGGGAAAATGCTTATTTTGAAATTGAGAATGTAGTAGAAAATCAATTTCTAGGTGGTCAACCAGAAAAGAATTATAGTTTATTGTGTAATGCACACTTGAGTAGAAATAGTAAAATAAATCTAAGGGAACGGAACATATAATGGTTGATTACAATAAAGTTAATAATCCATTTATTACTTTAAAAAAGTTATCTGGAACTGATGAAAAGAGTTTTACTGCTAAGTTAAATTCATCACCACCTTCTGTTGATAATGATGCTTATCGTTCTAATATGAAAAAATCAAAAGATTCTTTTTATTCTGACAATCGTGCGGAAAAAATGAGAGATGATTCAAATGATGTTGATTACGATAAATATACTGTTACTTTAATGGATATTGATAATATATTGTATGAATATTTTATTAATGTTATTAATCCACAGGTAGAAGATGCTAATAATTCAATAATAAGTGTACCTGTTCGTCATGCTTCACCTGAAAGATGGAGTGCAATTCAACGGGATGGAGTTTATCGTGATACAAAAGGAATGGTACAAAAACCCATGATTATATTCTCAAGAACATCCGTATCTAATGATGATTCTTTTGCTCATTTTAATAGGCATTTAAATGTACCATTTGTAAAGAAGTTTACAAAGAAGAATATGTACGATAAATTCTCTGCGTTAACAGGTGCAAAACCAATTCAAGAAATACATAACATTGCATTTCCCGATCATGTGATTTTAAATTATGATTTTACAATGACAACTGAATATGTTCAGCAAATGAATACACTCGTTGAAATTGTTAATTGGGCAAGCAATGATTATTGGGGTGATCCTGGTAGATTAAAATTTAGAGCATCTATTGATTCATTTACAAATAATGTTGAAACTCCAACTGACGATGATCGTGTTGTTACAACGACATTTAGTTTAACCGTAAATGCTTATTTGCTACCTGAAGTATTTAACAACACAAAAACAAAACAAAAAAGTCTTACAAATAGACGTGCTATATTCGGAACTGAACTTATCTCGGATACAACAAATATTCACGGAAAACCTCAATCAGTTTTAAATAGTGGATTTTCCAAGAATATAATTCTGAACAGAAAAAATAGAGAAGTATTTTTGGATGGGGATGTTGGTGATGAATACGAAGTACGAGTGTGGAACGATGAAGAATTTTATACTTTATATATTGATGATGTGGCATATAAAATTTCATTTACAATTATAGATGAACAAGATATACTGATTTTTAATTATGAAACTGACGAAGAAGTTTTTTTAAATAAAAACGAGTCAATTGAAATAAACTCTGAACGAACAAATAAAAATATATTATTAAAAACACACGAAATGTCAGTTGACATTTTAACAATACAATATATTTCTTGATTTATGTGCGTAAATAACTTATTATTAAACGCATGGAAAAAAATAAAAATATTAAACTAACCTCAGACGAACTATCTGAACTCGTTATGTTAAATAATGAGTATCAAGATGTTCTAATAAAATTAGGTCAGTTGTCTTTGAGAAAGAAGCAACTTAATATTGAACAGGATTCGATTCAAAAAAATGAAGAAGAATGTTTGACACTATATAATGAGTTGGAAAAAACAGAATCAAACTTTAAAGAAAGAATTGTACGCAAATATGGTGAAGGAAGTCTTGATATAAATGCAGGTACTTATATTTTGTCGAAAAAATAATAGATAAATATATGATTTTGAAATTTTCAAAACATATTTATGAATAAATATTAAATTTCCATATTCAACCCAAAAACCATAAAGGAGACAAATCAAGATGGCAGAAAGAACAGTAAGTCCAGCAGTATTCACCAAAGAAATCGATCAAACTTTTTTGACTCAAGGTATCTCACAAATTGGTGGTGCGGTTGTAGGACCCTTCTCAAGAGGACCTGCATACTCACCCACAATTGTTAGAACCATAGCAGAATTGGAAGATTTGTTTGGGATTCCCGAAGGAAAATATTATCAACCATTCACCGCACGTGAATATTTAAAGCATCAAGGTGTTGTAACAATCGTTCGTGTTGGTGATCTAGGTGGTTATCGTCAAGAAAATGCTTTGATTATTAAAGCAGTTGTAACTGACACCACAGATTATAGTGGAACACTTAGTGGTTCACTTACAGGATCACTTGATACACCAGAAGAAGGTGACGAAATTGTTATCGGTGTATTGGCAAACACATTGTGGGCAGACAATGGTCAACCAGCAGTAGACGCAATTCGTGATGGATTTGAAAATACAACGATTGACAAAGAAACTTCCTTAATGTTTTATGAAGGTGAAATTATTGATGACGAAGGAAACGAAGTCGTTGTTGGTAATTTTGAATCAACACTTTATCTTAGAAGAACCGTTCGTACCGTTGATGAAGATACAGGTGAGGTCATTGAAAGTATTCAAAGTTTAAAATCAAATTATGATTCTGACTATGTTTTCAGTATTGATCCAAAAGCACCTGATAGTCTTCAAAACATCTTCGGTAGAGCACCAAAGAAAAATATTGAACCAGCATACTTCTATTCATACTTTGAAAATGCACAAGAAAGAATTTTCAATAACATCATGAATGGTGTTAAGTATAAAATTGAAGTTGAAACATCAAACGAAGCAATCGTATTTGAATACGAAGATTCAAAGACTGAAGAAATCTTAGATGATCCTTGGCAACCAGGAGCAGTTTCATTTAGTTGCCGTCCTGCGGAAACTCCGTGGATTCAGTCACAAAAAATCAGTGGAAGACGTTTCAACTTGTTCAAAGTTTGGACACGTAACATGGGTTCATCTGCTAATCGTGAAATCAAAATTGGTATTTACAATGTAAGAACACCTGGATCAATCCAAGACTCAGACTACGGAACATTTAGTTTGATCGTTCGTGCGTTCAACGATTCTGATCGTGGCCAAAACGTTGTTGAGAATTATGATGCAGTTACTTTAGACCCACTTAGTCCTAGATACTTACCACGTGTTATTGGTGATCGTTTCACAACTATCAATAACAAAGGTAAATTAATTGACTATGGTGATTACATCAATCTTAGTAATTGGATTCGTATCGAAATGCCAGCTGATAGTACTCCTCCACCAAATGCAATGCCATATGGTCACGGATCATACTTCACACCAATTGCTGGATACGAAACTCCACCAATCCAATACTCCCATGCTTCTCAGTATGAAAGACAACCTGGAAGATACTTCAATGGAGCAGTGTTTAACCAAAGCAGTCCTGACGGAATTTTAGAACTTCCACGTACTGCACGTGACACTTCTGAATTGTTTGCACCACTTCCTTATTTGTCTGACGATGCCGGAATGGGTTATTACATGGATGAACCTGGTCAAGTAGAAGAAGAAGTTGACGGAGAAACAACTTCATATGCAGTTGATTCAATTCCTGTTAATCCTCCCGCAGTTGACGAATTAGCAACTGCTAAGTTAAGAAGGTTCTTGGTAGGTTTCCAAGGTGGATTTGACGGAAAAGCACCAAATCATCCAATTTACTTAGGTAAACACATAACAGAAAATAACGTACAAGGTTTAGATTGTAGTAAACGATTCTCAAGTGGAACAAAGGGATATGTTCGTGCATTCGCTGCATTGAGCAACCAAGACGAGTTTGATATTAACTTGCTTGTAACACCTGGATTGAGTCTTGATCTCCATAGAACTGTAATCAATCGTGGTGTTGATTTATGTGAAAGTCGTGAAGATTGTTTTTATATCCTTGACTGCGTAAGTGCTCACAACCAACCAGGTCGTGTTGACGATGCAGTTCAACAAGTATCAACAATCGATAGTAACTATTGTGCAACATATTACCCTTGGGTTAAAATCATTGATCCAGCAACTAACGTATTGCAACCATATCCACCATCAGCACTTATGATGTCTGTTTATGCTTCAAACGATAAGTCGGCTGCTGAGTGGTTTGCACCTGCCGGTTTAAATCGTGGTGGTATTGAAGCTGCGGTTACTGTTATGGATCGTCTTAACTTTGCTGAAAGAGATCAACTTTACGAAGGTAAGGTTAATCCAATCGCTGCGTTTCCTGGTCAAGGAATTGTTGCTTTCGGTCAAAAGACTCTACAACGTCGTGCAAGTGCATTGGACAGAGTTAACGTTCGTCGTTTGCTTATCAATCTTAAGAAATTCATTGCAAGTTCTTCAAGATTCCTACTTTTCGAGCAAAATGTAGCATCTACACGCAACCGTTTCTTGAATATTGTTAATCCGTTCTTGGAAAATGTTCAACAACGTCATGGTTTGTATGCTTTCCGTGTTATCATGGATGAGTCAAACAACACACCTGACCTTATTGACAGAAATATCCTCTACGGACAGATATTCTTGCAACCTGCACGTGCAGTTGAGTTTGTTATCCTTGACTTCAATCTTACACCAACTGGTGCAAGTTTTGAGGCATAAGAATAATAAAATTCTAAAATTTAAAAACCCCTCTGTTCGCAGAGGGGTTTTTTTATGTAGATATATATTTATTAGAAATGGATATGTCGTTAACAGAAATTCTTCATGAACTTCAATACAAAGAGTTTTGTAAATTTGTAAAAGAAAATAAACTCGATGCAGATGAAAACCAACTGAATGAATTTGTTATTCCTGGAAAACTTAAAAAGATTTGGTCTTTTTTGACGGAACTAAAAGATATAATAAAAGTCAAATTAAAAGACTTAGTAAAATTGTTTTTAAACAAAGTTGTATTTAAGTTCTTCGCAAAAATTAAATTCAGTTTAAGTTATTTATTTAATCTTGTTAAAAAAGGATTTAAGGCATACAAACAAGTAATAAAAGCAATAGGTGAGTATATGGCAAGTACCAAGGTTGGACGATGGACTGAGGATAAACTAAAAGACTTAGATGCGTTCTTGGCAAAGCATCCTAAAACAAAAAGAATAGCAGGATTAGCAGTTGCGGGTATTTTGATTTACATTTGGTTAAATATGACATTTACTGGCAATGCAGATTACGACTTTGACATGGGGGATATGATTATGGCACTTGGTGGTGGTTTTACATTATCAACATTATTTGCAGGACCAGAGGGTATGGCATTGTTAACATTATTCGCAACTGGTGTTATCGGATTATCATTTCCATGGCCTGGACCACAACACATACAATTCATTGGTGCAGTTGTATATGGTTCTGCAAAATTGGTGGGACAAAAACTAACAAAGGACAAAACATAAATAAATATATTTTTTAATTTACACACTATTTATATTAGTTGATTGAAAAAATGAATTTTCAGATTTTTAATCAATATTTATACTAAAAGTTAATCATTAAACTGGAGAACAAAAAAAATGGCACAAGTTATTTCAACCGAAGAAATGTTTTTTACGGCATTTGAACCGAAAACAGCAAATCGTTTTATCATGTATATGGACGGAGTTCCTGCTTATCTTATTAAGAGTGTTACTCGTCCCAACCTTACTATTGATGTACAAACAATGGACCACATCAATATCAAAAGAAAGTTAAGAGCTGGTAAGGCAGAATGGCAAGACATCACAATGACACTTTATGATCCAGTAGTTCCTAGTGCGGCTCAGACTGCAATGGAATGGATTCGTCTTTCTCACGAATCTGTAACCGGAAGAAATGGTTATGCCGACTTCTATAAAAAAGACCTTGTTATTAACACTTTGGGTCCTGTAGGTGACCTTGTTGAAGAATGGACAATCAAAGGTGCATTCTGTAACTCAACAAACTTTGGTACACTTGACTGGGAAACCGGTGACAAATTGACCGTTGAATTGACAATATCTTACGATTACGCAATTCTTCAATTCTAATTGTATAACCAAAACATTCAGTTTAATGTTAAAAAAAACTTCCGTAAGGAAGTTTTTTTTTTGCTTATATATATTTATCCTTACATGAAGTCTGATAAATTAAAAACACAAATTCTTTCCATCTTTGAGGAAATAAAACAAGAAACACGATCTGAACTACAATTAGAAGGATTGTCCGATGCTTATGCAAAACTTGCAAAATATTTAATGCAACAAGTAAAAGCAGGTAAGTTCCTTAGAAATTATGATATTGATACAAATGCAGGAAGAATGGTGTTTCAGACGGGTAGTGGTAAAAAAATAGTATTCAATGATATGAAATTGGGTGTTACTGCTAATAAAACATGGAAAGGAAGAAAAGATGCTGGATTCTTTGACTATAAAGATCACAAGGGAATTTTAAAATTTTCCCTTGCGGATATTTAATAAAAAAAGTCAAAAAATTTAATTCTTGTATATGTATATATATCAGTTTATGCTGATATAATTAAATAAAGGTTATATTATGGAAGAAGACAACAAAGCAATAGAAATGCCTGAAGAGGTAAAACAAGCACTCAAACGAGATGCTGAAAAAACTACTACTGCGAGTAGTAGTTCAACAACAACGAGTCAAGCAAATCCTGTATTTACACAACAATCGGATCAAGCACGTAAGTTTGAATATCCAAGTGAAGTAGTGGATTTACCAAGTCAAGGGTGGTTTTACGATCCATCGTCTCCACTTGCATCTGGTAAAATTGAAATTAAATACATGACTGCAAAAGAAGAAGATATTCTTACAAGTCAAAATTTGATCAAGAAGGGTGTCGTTTTAGATAAGTTGCTCGAAGCACTTATTGTAACACCTGGAGTAAAACTTGATGAAATTCTCGTTGGAGATAAAAATGCAATTTTTGTGGCCGCAAGGATTCTTGCGTATGGAAAGGACTACAAAATTAAGTTTAAAGATCCTTCAAATAATGAGGATGTTGAAGATACAATCGACTTATCACTAATTGAACCAAAAGAATTTGATTTTGACAAGTTTGAAAGAGGAAGAAACTTATTTAGTTTTGAATTTCCGTTTAGTAAGAAAACTGTTCATTGGAGTTTGCTTACACACAACGATGAGCAAAATATTGAAAATGAATTAAAGGCACTTAAGAAATTTACAAAGAACAAAAACGAAACTGCTGAAGTTACAACACGATTAAAATATGTCATCAAGTCTATTGATGGTGAAGAAGACAAAGCAAAAATTAAAAGTTTTGTTGATCGTGAACTTCTTGCACGTGATAGTTTGGCATTTCGTGAATTCATTAAAGAAAATACTCCTGACTTGGATATGACATTTAATTTTGAATCCGAAGACACCGGATACGAAGAAAGGATGACGATCCCTCTTGGGGTCGACTTTTTTTACCCTTCCAGCCGAGTATAAGATTCAGGTTCACGAAGAGATTTTCAATCTCTCTTATTACAGTCAAGGTGGGTTTACACAAGATATTGTGTATAATTTACCTGTTTATCTTCGTAGATTTTATCTTAGAAAACTTGTTGATGTTCGTAAGAAAGAAAACGAGGAAGTTGAAAAGGCAAAGTCTAAGGCATCTTCTTCCAGTAAACCTATAAGCAGACCTCCACCTAAAAGACCGTATAGATAAAAACAAAGTTAAATAAACTTATATTGTCGTATATTTATCAATATATACGACAATTTTTTTTATAACACAAATATAATGAAGAACAATAAACAAAAAGATAAAGAACTTCTAAAAGAAGTAGTTGGGTGGATTGTAAAAGGATTATTCAATAGAAGTGTAAAAGCAGCCGAAACATTTATGAGAAATGACCCACGTGTTAAAAAAGCAGTTTTAGATGCGGCTAAAGCAATGAAAAAAGCAGAAGATGATTTACATGATGCATTAGAAGATAGATTCGGTGGTACACCCGAAGAAATTGCTGATAAAGCAAGAAGTGCGGGTATGTCGGTTGAGAAATATGCTAAGTATTTTTTGCGTAAAAATCCTGATGGAAGTAGACGACGTGCTTAATTTGAAATAGTGTATGGCAACAATCGATGAGTCTGATTTTACCAAGAAGCAAGTAGATGTAAAAGATCACTTCGCTGCCTTGCAGCGGACTATGATCGATGTGCAAAGAATTGACACAGAGACAATTTCATCTCAGTTAAGTTCACTTTCTGAGGTTATGGGAAGTTCATTAACTGCACTTGCCGAGGGTAAAATAAAAGATAAAGATCATCTCGATTTACAAAAGTATTTAGATAAATTGGGATTGATGGCAGAAGAAAGTGCAAATGTAATTAAAGCATTTAATGCTTATACAAAAGAAGTTGCTAATTCAAAAGATGAAGAAGAAGCACTTGGCAAAATGATAGATGCAAACCAAGCATCAATGAAAAAAATTAATGCTCTTGAAAAAGAACGTGAAGAATTAATAAATAAAGTTAATAATCATAATAACATTACAGAAGAATTATCCAACAAAATTAATAATGTATTAGAACGCAGAGAAAGATATCAAGAAACATCCAATAACCTTGTTCAAAAGTACAATGACAAAATAGAGCAAGTAGAACAAAAGTTAAAAGCAGAAAATTTAAGTCAACAGGATATAGCAAAACTACAACAAGAAAAAATAAATCTTGAAACTAAAATAGGTGATGTTAAAGATAGAACAAATAGATTTTTACAAAACTCAATATCATTGCATGAAGATTTAAAAACAAAACTTCAACAACAACAACAATTGTACGAAGACGCACCGAACAGGATTGAGAGTATAAATTCTAAATTAAGAGAAGAAATAGCATTCAATGATATTATCAAAAAAGATTTAGAACAATTTTCCAAGGGAATGGAAAACTTTGGGTTGATGACGGACAAATCAAGAAAAACGGTACAAAGTATATTAAAACTTGATAAGGATATAAATAAGGAATTAAAAACATCTAACGATGAAAGTAAAAAAATTACTAATAATTTAGGTGATAGTAATGACCGTATGCAGTCTCTATCAAGTGAGACATCAGATTTTGCAAATGAAATGAACAGAGCTGCAACTGAAGCTGAACGTGCATTAATGGCAATGTCAGCATTAAAAGGACGGGGTATTCCAAGACGCAAGGGTAACGGAGAGGACATTATGGGTGGAGGCCTCAATGCTGTTAGGGTTAACAACCAAGGACAAGCAGAATTTGCTACACCTGCTGGAAATATAACAACAGTCTCCGCAGGATTTGCCAATCGTGCAACCGCAGGTATGACTCCGCAACTTAGAGGAATGAATTCGGGAGGTTATATATCTGGACCAAACGGAAAAGATGTAATTCCTGCTATGTTAACTAACGGAGAATATGTTATAAATGCATCTGCAACAAAAAAGTTTTTACCTTTACTTGAAAAAATAAATTCGGGACAAATTCAGTCATTTGCAAGTGGGGGTATGGTTGGTAATAATCCGTGGTCATCAGCAAAAAATTCAAAACCAGAACAACACTTAGCGAATATCGAAACTCATTTGAAGGATGTAGTTGAGGGTTCAGACATTCAGATAAAAAATCAAATGCATCATGACAAAATACTGCGTGAAATAGCAAATGACAAAACTTCTGATTATGGAATTAGGAAAGAGACCACTACTGGTCAAATGCCAGCTGGTCACTTTGCTGTTCCTAATGAAAAAGGTTATTATGAAATGTATGGTCATTTGGATAAATCAAAGAATATACAAAAACGAGTCGGGAATTCCCACGGTGGTGGGCAATTTTCAACTACTCATCTACATCCTAAACACGCACTTGCGGGTGACGGAAAAAAACATGAAGAAATTGCAAATAACACAAAGAAAGCTTTTTTGAATCAAAAACTAAAAGAAAATGTTGATTTTTCAAAGGTAGACAAAGATACATTTAAAAAAGAAATTGTTGAACAAATAAGAAAAAATGCGGAAACATTTGATAAATTAAATAAAGCAATACAGACAGAAAATAAAATTCGCAACCAAATACAGGGGTATGAATTAAAACAAGGTGAAGTTGCGGGTGTAAACGATGAAAGAAGTTCTGCACTAGAAAAGGCATTATTAGATCAATACGAAGCAACGAATTCGTTAAAAAATGCAGGAGTGGTCGATGGTGACTTTGATAAGTATGTAAGTGACACAAAACTGAATCAACTTGTAGGTGATATGTTTAAAATTTTTAATGCCAATCAGATTGGAGGGGGAACTGCGAATATAGAAAAGGAAATTAAAGGAGCAATTGAATCTGGATTGTATAAATCTGCTGATGAATTTAGAAAAATAATGGGGGCATTCAAATCACCCGAGGAACTTACCGAATTAGCACAGATTAATGATACTTCGTTAAAAACTTTGCTCAATATACAAGATGCACCTCCTCGATTTATACAAGCACTTGAAAATAGTACTAATAGTGCAAGTAAAAATATGAGAGACATACACAAACAACAACAAGAGAACAAAGGTGATGGAACAGCAAGAGGATTTAAAGAACATTTACAAAGTTTTCATAAGGACAAAGGATTACAAGAAATACCAGTCTATACCAAGGAAGGTGATGTACAGTATACTAAATTTACAACACAAGGTGGTGGTGATAAAAATGACTTGTCAAAAAATATGTCTAATTCTGGACTACCTGAGTGGGTGGAAAGTTACAATCGTGCAAATAATATTGTATTGGAAGCACGACAAAAAGCAAATGACAAACTATTTGACATAGAAGCAAAAGCAGCCAAATTTGGTGTTAGTAGATATGCCGAATTAAATTCTCAACAACAAGAATTTTGGGACTCTTCTGCGAATACATTAAATCAAGCACATCAAGAAATTAAAAAAGCAATATTGGAAGTTGCGGAAGCAGGTGAAGAAGGAAAACGAAAGTTAGAGCAACTTGCAATGCAAACAACTCAAACCTTTTCTTTAGTTGGAAATGATTTACCAACCAATTTATTAAATGTAAGAGATGCTACAATTGATACACTCACTTCATTGAAAGATGCTACTAAAGGTGGTTTACTTGGTGTAGATTTAGATAGTGAAATTGCTAAATTAGAAGAACTTGAAAGAGATCAAGTTCAAAATATGGATTCAATCTTTTCCGCATTGACGGGTTTAACAAGTCTGTCTGATAGTGGAACATTTGATATGATGGCAACTGGAAATAAAGTAGAAAGATCACTTTCAATTTCTAAACTGCATGATATGTTAGCAAATCAGATGACAGGGGGTCAAGATGAAACCCAACGATTGGTAAAAGCTATTGGTGCAAATAAAGCAAGATCTGATGTAGAAAAATTGTCAACAGGTGGATTTGTAAGTGGACCTATGGGAAGAGATGTAATTCCTGCAATGCTAACAGACGGAGAGTTTGTAATAAGAGCAGATGTTGCAAAAAAATGGCGAGGTTTTCTTGAACATTTAAATAACAAAGGTCATTTGGGAATGTATCAAGGTGGACCTGTAATGCTTGCTGATGGTGGTGCTCCTGGTGGAGGGGGTGGTGGTCCCGGTGGTGGAGGTGGTGGTCCTGATCTAGCTGCAATGCAAACCTTGTTAAGTAAAAACAATGCAGAGGTACAGGGTATGTCAATTATTTTTAGTGAAATTGTTGAGTCCGTCAAAAAATATAACGAAGAAGGAAAAACCGCAGAACAAATTCAAGACTTAATAAACACAAAAGTATCTGATATGCAAGAAATGTTAAATTCGGAACTCGATTTGCAAGATCAACTTGCATTGAAGACAAGTAAACGTTTGCAACAACTTAAAGCAATAAAAGAGTTAAAACTTGCAGGAGTACATGATGCTATATTAGGAGCATTTACTGCGGTAGAAGATAAAATTGATGGAATTGTAGGAAGCATACCTGTTGTAGGCTCTGCACTTGCGATGAGCATAAAAGCATCTACTGGTCCTGCGTTTGAGGAACTACGACAAGGAGCATCTGATGCATTTTTAGATATGGCAGAATATGCTAAAAATAACGATATGGATTTGGATGGTGCATTTAACAAAGGAATGGAGACTTTCAAGAAAAGTGCATCTAAAGCAGGTGAACATATGAAAATGATAGGTTCATTTGCCAAAAAAATAGGTCCTGGTATGATAGCAGCCGGAGCTGCGGCGTTTGGTTTTGTTGCGTTATTGGGATTAGGATTACAAAGATTTTTTGAACTAGAAGAGCAACAAGAAGAATTTAGAAAAGGTTTGGGTTTGATGGCATCTACTGCCAAACCAATTGAAAATATGGCACGAAATGCTCAAAAAGAATTTGCAAGAGCAGGAGTTACATTAGAACAAGCATTCAACGCCGCAACTTCATTAACTTCTGAATTAGGAACAACGCACTTGGTTTCACAAGAAGCAGTAAAAACAATTTCACTTATGGAAGCAGGACTCGGATTGTCTTCGGACACGGCTGCTGGAGCATATGATATGTTTAAATTAATGGGTTCATCAAGTGGAGAATCTGCTGAGAATTTAATGAAAGCAACTGCGTCACTTGCTGATGCGGCTGGTGTCCCACTTGACGCAGTAATGAATGATATAGCAAATGCATCTGAAGATACGCAGAAATTCATGAAGGGAAATGCAAAGCAAATGATGATAGCCGCAGTGCAAGCACGTCGTTTGGGAGTATCTATGGATAGTATAACAGGTGCTATGAGTCAAGCACTTGATATTGAATCTAGTATTAGTGAAGAAATGCGATTAGCAAGTATGCTTGGAAAACATATTAACTTAAATGCAATGAGACGTGCATCATTTGAGGGAGATGCTGAAAAAGTTATGCAAGAGCAACTTAAAGCATTGAAAAATATGGGTGGAACTGATGCAATGAATCCATATCAACTTGAACAGGCCGCAAAAGCATTGGGACTTAGTGTAGAAGAAATGATAAAAATGGAGAAGCATGAAAAAGGTCTTCAGGCACTCAAAAACGGAACGGCAGAGCAACAAAAAATGTATAATGATTATACTGCAATGCAAAATCAAATGAAAAAAGATGGAGTTAAATCTGCGGCCGAAGAAGCAGAAGAACGCATCAAAGCACAACAAGCAGAGTTAGTAAAAGCAAATATAATGGCACAGATCAATTCATTAATGACAAAATTGGCCGAAACCTTGTTACCACTAATTGAAACAGGATTTAAAATACTAATGCCTATTCTAAATTCTATTTTCGCAGTATTGGGTTTTATTGTAGATGTGGTTGGATTTATATTGTCTCCAGTCACATTACTTGCTGATGGAATTTCATATGTAGCAGATGAGTTTGGAAGTGTTGGTAAAGTAATATTAACCGTAGCCGGACTATTAGTAGGGTTGCCTTTATTAATTGGTGCTTTTGGAGGATCTGTAACAGGAGTATTGGGAATTCTTAAAACTGGAATTTTATCTGTGGGAGGTTATATCAAAAAAGCATTTTCTGCCGAAGGTTTATCTACATTTAAAGATTCAATGTCTTCTATGTTTAGTGCAGGACTAGAAGGAGCAAAAGGATTGGGTGGTGCTTTATTAGATGCTGTTAAAAATCCAGTGGGTACAATAAAATCAATAGGTGATAGTCTTGCTGGTTTAGGGAAAAAGGGTAAGGATATGTTGTCAGGTATGTTGGGTGGTGGTGGAGGTGGAGCACCTGGTACGGGAGCATTTGGTCAAGGAGGAGCAAGTGATCAATCCAAAAAAGGTGGTATGATGGATAAGGTTAAAGGAATGTTTGGTGGAGGAGATAAATCAAAGGGAGGAGATATGGTTCCTGATGTCGATCCAAAGAAGGGTGATAAATTTAAAAAGTTTTTAGATGCGTTTAATAAAATTGATATGGGCAAAATAATAAAAGCATCTGCGGCCTTGCTCATTTTATCTGGTGCATTGTTTGTATCTGCAAAGGCATTCCAAGCATTTTCAAAAGTTAGTTGGGATGGTGTGGCAAAAGGAATTATAGGATTAACTGCACTTGTAGTTGCTTCTAAATTTCTTGAGAAGGGATCAACATCCATGATCAAAGGTGCGGCCGCAATTGCAGTATTGGGCATTGCATTACTACCGGCTGCATTTGCATTTCAAATGTTTAGTAGTGTCAACTGGGCAGGAGTTCTTGCTGGAATGGTTGCACTTGGAGTATTAGCAGTTATGGCAATAGTTCTTGGAAACTTAATAGTTCCAATTGCTATGGGTGCGGCTGCGATTGCACTATTAGGATTATCATTAATTCCATTTGGAGTTGCGGCTCTTTTTGCGGGAGTAGGTGCAATGTTAATTGCAACTGCATTTACGGTAATGGTATCTGCATTACAAACATTAACATTCGAGGATATAGGGAAGATTATGCTATTAGGAGCAACTTTTGTGGGACTTGGTGCAATGATACCATTTGTTATATTAGGAGCAGCTGCTCTTGGAATAATGGGAACTGCACTTATTGCGTTTAGTGTTATGGCATTGATTGCAACATATGGAATTGGAGTATTAGCAGTTTCGTTTGCATTGTTATCTGCTTCTATTGCGACGATAAGTGAAAATGGTATAGCAGTATTATTATCACTGGGAATGATCGGTTTATTAGCACCTATGTTCTTTGTTGCTTCTGCTGGAATTTTAATGCTTGCTGGAGCAATTGCAGTAATGAGTGCGGCTTTATTAGGATCGAGTATAATGAGTATATTTTCAAGTGACGATCCATTTGCGGTGTATATTAATTTAGGAAAAAATGCAGATAAACTAGATACGGCTGCTAAAGGATTAAGAAAGATTGCATCGTCTATGTCTGCATTATCAGATATAGATGCAGAGGACATTCTTGATGACATTGCAGATGGTATGGAAGATTTGTTTGATGAAATTGAGGATATAGAAATGGCCTCAATAAATAAGTTTGCTTCAATTGGAGTTAGTTTTGGTTTAATTGGTGATGGTATGAAAGAAATCAAAAAAGGAATAAGTCCATTTAAAGATTTAATAACACTTATGAGTGATCCTGCTAACTACGAGGGTGCAATTGTGGGAATTAATGCATTAACTCTTGCTTTAACTGATTTGTGTAGTGTAATTCAAAGTTTAGGTGAATCTGAATTAGGAATCTTGGGAGTAGCATCTGCCGAAGGAGGAGACGATGGAGGTCCGTCCACTCAAGATATGGCAGGAGGGGCTAATGCAATTCCAATGACCGATGTCGTACAACAAGTTGCATCTGTTACAGCCGCACCCGGTATGCCAACTGGATCCGGAGAAAGTGCAAGTAATGCCGGAGTTGAAGAACGACTTGATGAATTAATTTCTCTTATGAAGTCTGGAAAACTCGGAGTTAATCTTGATGGTAAAAAAGTTGAAAAGCAACTTGCCAAGGCTGCTCCTTGATGACTTAAAAAAAATATATTTGTATATTTATATTTTGCATGGCATCGTGGATAACAGATATGTTCGGTGGGTTATTTGACAAAGGTGACTCAAGTGATTTTGCTGAGTTCAAAACAGGAGCAGATAGGCAAAAAAGAAAACCACTCGAAAAAAGATGGTTGTTTGATAATAGTGCTTATCGTACTGCAATGCCTGCACCTATTGCTGGTTCGGCACCTGGTATAGACGAGCAACATAAAAAATCTCCGACTACATGGTCAAATGCAATGGATGCGGATAGTGGTCAAGGTGTAAATTTCTTTGGGTATGGAAATACAACAAATCAAAATAGGTTTAGTACGGACGGTGTCAAAATTGATACAAACAAAAACGCAACTGGTCAAGTTAAAGTAAGTGGTTTTAGAACATTTAAAAAACCAATGTCCGAATCAGATTACGGATTAGGTGACACATCGGCTGCTTCAGACGGTTCGTTTTACAGAAACAATTTAGAAACAGATCGTTACGGAGCAATGTATGCTACAAATATTATTGGACCAAAAGGTGGTGGAACTAATGTTGTATCATACACAACACTTGGTGCGGAAATTGCATTTGGTCGGGAGTCAAAAAAAGTTCAAGATAAAATTACACAGATAAATGCAGGTGACCCTAAACGAACAAATAACGATCCAACTATAACCGGAAACAACAAAGATACATTAACATCAGGATATTCCGACTCAAATCCAGACCCACTTGCACAAGTTCCACGTAGATTACCATCTGGTGAAACTGAAAAAGATTTATTTCTTAAAAAGTATTTAACTGATAAACACCAAATTATATATAAACCACGTGGAGAATTACCCCAAGGTGGTAGTTTACCGAATAGTGCAAATCCAGTTGATGGAAAATTTCTAAGATTCAGTGAATCGTTTGAAGCATTATCAAATGCGTCCCAAAACTCAACCGGAGAATCTGATCAAGGACAACGATCATCTTTATTCAGCAGTATTTACCAAGACGGAGATGGAAAAGAACTTAAAGATATTTCAAACGATCATTCTCATTTAATTGTCTCGGACAGATCCTACAAAAAAACATTATTCAATAGAAGAAAGTTTGTATACGATCCACCGTCTGTAACATTTGATGTAAATCAAGCAAAAATAGATGAAACAAGATATAGACGTGCAGAAACATTAAGTGGAGGTCAAGATTTTTCTGTTGATGCACAAAGTGATCAGGCATTTGTAACAGATGGAACTAATGCAAATATTGATCGTAGAATAGATTCTAGATACCACAATAAGGGTAAATTACCCGAACCTGACGAAAGATTTAAGGGAACTCAACTTCATCCAAAAAATACTATAATGGATAGATTGGGTATTAAGAATGTAAAAGAAGATGCAAACGATGATGCAAATATAGAGTTGGCACGACATAGGGATTCAATAAACAAGTACGATGAAACATATACAACTTCTTTGAAAAACTTGGGAGCAGATTCTGATAATAAAGCAATTAAGAATATTAAAAACTATAATCTATTATCAAAATTGGCAGAAGATGGACTTGTTACTCCGGGAAAAAGATCAATTGGTTCTGACCCAAAGTCAGGTGAATTAACATATGAACAGTTATTTAAAGATAACCCATTTAAATTAGGAAGAAAAAGAGTACCGAACTATAATCTACCAGGATCAGTTGAAGTGGGTAATGACAATCCACGTGCTGATGCATTTAACTTAAAAGGAGTTCTCGATGCAACTGATGCAACAAATGATGGTTCGATGCCCGAGTGGGCAAAAGAAGATTTTGTTCCTTTGTATTTTCATGATCTAGTAAACAAAAAATATGTTCCATTTCGTTCGTTTATAAACTCGTTATCAGATCAATCAGATGCAGAGTGGACAAATACTCGTTACTTAGGTCGTGCGGATGAAGTATCAGTATATAATGGTTTTACACGAACAATGTCTATTGATTTTAATGTTGTTGCATTTAGTATAGAAGAGTTATTACCAATGTGGCAAAGAATTAACTACATGACAGGATTAACAAAACCTGCTAAGTATACAGATAATGGATTCATAATACCACCCTTAGTAAAATTTAATTTAGGAGACATTTACAGAAATCAACCTGTAACAATTACGTCAGTTTCCACTACAATTCCACAAGAAGCAACTTGGGAACTTTTAAATGCAGATAAGGAATATGGGTCATATAAAAAGAACCAGTATATGTTTGCAAACGGAGTTATTAAAAAAGAAGGAGTAAAAGTTGCACGTTATCCGACTATGTGTACATTGAATGTATCAATGAAGGTATTGGAAAAGCAAACACCAGAAACAATTCAAAATCACTTTGGAACACTTGTGAAAAATTCAAATGATGAAACAAAACCTGCGGAATTCAACAAAAATTTAAGTAAAGTATAAAATGAGATATTCATACACTAAAAAAACTAAAAACGAAAACGAAAAAAATATTGTAACTACTACATTGTTAAATCGTGTAAAACCAAGACCAAACGATTCATTTATTAGAGTAGTAGAAAAAACAAGACTAGATCACCTTGCATATAAGTTTTATGACAATCCTTCGTATTGGTGGGTCATTGCATCGGCAAATGGAATCGCAGGAAAAATGTATGCAGAACCCGGTATTCAATTGAGAATTCCAAAAAATATAAGTGAGGTAATTCAGGATCATATTAAAATTAATACGTAGAAAGTAATTCAATGGCAATAGGTGACGATTTAATCAACAAAGCAAAAGGATTATTTCCAGAAAAAAACACAGGTAAAAAAAATATAAATAATTTTCTTGGAGGTAAATCTAACTCCGGTGGTGGTCTTACTGGAAAATTGGCTGGTATGATGGGTGGATTTGGTAACTCTGCTGGTGGTGGTGGTGGTGGGAACGATTTAGCAGGTGGTCTTGGTGGTTTGCTTGGTGGTGGATTTCCTCCTGGTGGTGATGGTGGTAGTGGTGGTAATGAAATCGCAGATGCGTTAAAAGAAACAACATCAGCAACAGGAAAAGAAAAACCATTGTTTGAGTCAAAAGAGGCCGCAAAAAATGATTTAAAAACCCGTGATGCAAAACCACCACCAAAAGGTTCTTTTATGGATGAAACATCGAGTATCGGTGAACCAAGTGCATTCGGTACAACTCATGTTCGTCCTTGGGTTAGAAATGAGTTCACACGACGTGAAAAAAACTTTGGAATGTATTATACAACCGGGGGAGAATTTGCAAATGATACCTCTATTAAAATGAGTAACGATGCAGGTTTTGACGAAGAATATAGTGAAACAATTTACAGAGGACCTAAAGCACCTTGGATGAGAGTTATTTCAAATGCAATTGGAAAAGATCCAGAAACAGAATTGCCAATATATGGATTTGAAATGCATGGTTTCAATAGAAAAGACGAAGATGGAAATTACAAAAATGGATTCCACGAACAATACGGATTTGATCCCACGACTGGTCAAGGAGGAGGAAAAACTTATTTAGGTAGAGGTTGGACAAGTGAAGGAAGTGATACATTCACTCCTCCGTCAATTGATCACACAATAGAAGAAGAAGATTTTAAACATCGTCCTTCACCTGGAATAACATCAATAACATCTGAAGATAAAGAACCAGGACGAAATTTCAGAGAAACAACTGTTAACTTTGTAGTTCATAGTCGTGACCAACTAGATTATATGGATGACTATTTTTTTAAAGTTGGAATATCGTGTGTGGTAGAATGGGGATGGAATACGTATCCAAGAGAATGTTTGCTCGATTCTACAAATTTAGGTAGACCCATTAAAACTGCAAAAGGAGATTATTTTAAAGGAAATCAGAAAAGATTGACTAAAGTAAATAACTTGCGGGTACTTGACGAAGGAAAAGATCCAATATCAGAAAATGACATTGATGAAGAGCAAGAATATAGATATGAAAAAGGAGAGGGTATGATTGGAATGTTTACTGATCCAGTTCTTGCTAGTAATCATTTGAAAACAGGAAAAGGAAATTATTCATTTGCAATAGGGATGATAAGTAATTATAGTTACAACTTACGAGAAGACGGAGGATACGATTGTGAAATAAAAGTAACAAGTATGTCAAAAATTTCATCATCTTTAGATAATCAAGCAACAAAAGAAAAAAAAGATGAAGATGATGAAGAAGAGGATCCAGACGAACGTGTAAGAGATTTTAAGTTGTTTGTTGAAACAAAATTAGACGAAATTTTAGGAGGTGATGAAGACCCACATGAATGGTATGATATGGGAGAAGATTCTATTGCAGAAATAAGTGGTCAAGTTGGTGCTATGAAAGTATCAAAAGGAAGATTTTTTCAATTTGATCAAAGTGCATCTGGTAAAGAAACTTATCACTCAGATAAAGAAGATGCATATATAACAATTGGTTATTTAGTTACCATAATAAACAGATTTTTTTCAAAAAAATCCAAAGAAACAAATATAGGTTTATTTGAATTTAAAGTAGATAATTCAAGATGCGTTGCTCACCCAAACATAAAATCAACAGACGGAAAGGTTTTATTGATACCCAATGCGATGTCTCCGAGAAGAAATCAAAAAATAAGTGAAAGAAACAGTGGAACTACCGATCAAGTTGTGTCTCAAATACGAAAAGATTTACAACTTGGAAATTCTGACAACGCATCTGCCGTATTAGCAGTTATAAATTCTGAACTTGGAAAAAAATTAACAAATGTAAATACTGCTTTGAAACAATCACCCCGTGATAATTTATATGAAATTTTATCGGGTTATGTTCCTGCGGAATATCCAGATGCTGTTAAACCATTTCCAGACTTTGCGACCTTAACTGGTGGAGTTAAAACAGAAGGTTATAGTGGAAGAATTCAGGATTTATATGTCAATTACAATGTTATTAAAGATGCAGTTTTGAATGGTTCGAATATAACAGAAATGCTAAAAGACATATTAAAAAAAGTTTCAGAAGCAGCCGGTGGTATATGGGATTTTGATTTAGTTGGACCAAATACTTCGGTTTCAAACGATAACAAAGTACAAATAGTTGATAGAAGGTATCCTGGTTTAGTGACTGCATATGATATACAAAAAGAAGATCAAGCATATAGATTTAAATCCCACACTAAAAATAGTATAGTAAAAAGTTTATCACTTGATGTATCGTGTGCGGCCGAAGTACAAGGTATGGTTTTATTTGGTGAAGAAGATGCAAAAGACAATCCACAGGCTGCGTTTTACGCAAGAGGAAGAGAAGATAGGTTGCTTAAAAATGCTAAACCAAAAGTATTAAGTAAAAAACCTTCAAGTCCAAAAGGTGAGTCAGACGATGAAGAAGATGAAATAGAATCTGAAGAAAAATTTTTGGTTGCGGCTGACAATGATTGGAGTGCCTTTGATTATGATATTGAAATGGTCGATCCAAATAAAAATCGTGTATTGAAAAGCATGAAGGTTGATGATCATAAGTTAAATTGTGTAAAAAACAATATGCCACTTGATGGGTGTGAACTTACTATGGAACTTGATGGAATTGAGGGTTTACGACTACTAGATGTATTTGCGTGTACAGGTGTACCGACACATTATTTTATAAATGGTCATTGGAGAATAAAATCAGTTGCTCACAATATTTCTGATAATAATTGGATTACAACGATTAGTTCTGAATATATACCAAGTGTAAATGGAAGTGGATAATGGAAGCAGACGAGTATCTTAACAAAAAAATATATACTGATCTTTTATCAAGGAAGGGTTCGTTGAAGGCAGCCACTTTTAGTGAGTTTCCTGAGCAGGTTAAAATAGAACCAGAGGATGATGACTACAAGAATAAATACTTTACTCGTTACTTTGCAATAAAAGCAAGTGATAAAAATGGAGTAATTTTTGAGGTAGATGTGGCAAAGTATAATGAACTTAAAAATAATCCATTTTATAGATGTGAACTCATGCGTTGGAAAATTTCAGGTGTTTATAGAAGTGAGTATGACGATGGTATACGGGTAGAGGAGGGAGTAATTGACTTTAATGAAAAAGCATTCAATCGTCTTCGTAAAAAAATGCCAGATGTGCAAAATAAAATAAAAAGTCTTACTGAATTTTATAAAGCAAATTGACAAAATGAAAATATTATTATATTATATTTTCCAAGATGTTTTTGTGTATTGAAACAAAAGACGATGTAAAGTTATTGAGTGATACTTTAAAAAGTGGAACTGCACTTTTTTATTATTTATTTGAACCAAATTATCATCCTGTTTCTAAGAGAGTCTGTGTTGTGTTAATTTATCATTTAGAAACTGATTCACTTTTTTTGATTTCGTTTAGTCATCCTGATGTAGTTTTAATGGATAAAAATATATTAAACTATATCAACAATAGCAATTGTAAAAGATACATACTAAATAAAAAAGATTCAATGTATGTAAGTGATGTTAGTTCGTATACTGATATATCATTTGAAATGTATTGTAAGACAGGTAAATTATTTGAATATAAATTGCCACTTAATAATTCTGATATTCGTTCAATACCAATAATGTTAATTAAAAAAAGTTTCAACGATACCTTGAAACTTTTAAAACCTCATTTAAACACACATGAAAATTGCAACTTTTCGAGTGATTTATGTAAAGCATTTTATGAAATTGAAAAGAATGGAGTTTATATAAATCGTGAGGTATATAATTTAGGATCAACTGATTTGATTCACACTAACGGATGTGTGTATAGTCAATATAACTATTTTACTCCAACTACTCGTCCGAGTAATAGATTTGGAAAAATAAACTTTGCGGCTTTGAATTCAAAGAAAAATGAAAAAGATTCTATTGAGAGTAGATTTGGTGAAGATGGTATTTTGTTTATGGTTGATTATGAAAGTTATCACTTGAGATTGTTTGCTGATCATATAAACTTTTCATTACCTGAATCTTCTTTGCATGAATATTTCGGAAAGTTTTATTACGATAAAGAAGAGTTAACTGAAGAAGAATACGAGATGTCTAAAAAAATTACATTTAACTTAATTTATGGTGGAATCTCTGATGATGTAAAAGAACACATCCCCTTTATGGCCGAAGTTGTAAAATATGTAGAATCAAGTTGGGCATCATTTAATAAAAACGGATACATTGAAACTTGGTTATACAATCGTAAATTATACAAAGAAAACTATGATTCAATGAATTCATATAAACTTTTTAATTATTTACTACAAAGTGCCGAAACTGAAAGAAATACAAAATTAGCATTGTATCTTAATGGTGAATTTTCAAAATTAAAAAGCAAAGTAATTTTATATCATTATGATGCATTTATAGTTGATTTACATAAGTCTGAAATTTCACATACAAAAAAAATTATTGAAAATCTTACAGATAATAATAAATTTCCTTTGAGAGTTTATATCGGTAAAAATTATGGAGATATGTCTAAGTTAAGTGTTTGCTAAAATTAATGTATATTTATCTGTAAAAGGTTATATACAATATGAATACACAACTGTTATGCACATTTACGGACATTCTAAATTATGAAAGAGAAGTTAGAAGTGTCTGCAATTTTTACACAGTAGTTTTTGGAAAAATATATTGTTTGCAAAATTTAGATAATTTAGACCAGATATATTTGACATATAATGTAAATTCCAATAATATAAGAAAAGATGGATTTTACAAAAACACAATTAGTGTTCACAGAAAAAAAGATTCTAACTCAATTTATACGATAAATTCTATGAATACATTAATTAAACACTTAAACAATGGGGTCCTTGATAAATCATACGAAATCAACTGGAATGATTATTCTAACTCAATTATGTTGACTGACGGTAATTCTGATGTTAAGTTAATTCCAACAAAATTATTTAAAATACTTAACATCTAATTTAATATTTGACTCACTAACAAAAAAAATATAAGGTAATGGTTATGGAAAATAAAAAACGACAAAAAGAAAAAACAAATTCACTTGAATCTTTAATCAGATCAGAAAATGACGATTCGGTAAAAACATACAAGTCCCTTAATTGGACAGGATCATTCTGGGATTATTTGCAAATGATTGAAGAAAATCCACGTGTTGCAAGAAATTCATATCAAAGACTTTATGATATGGTAATGTCACACGGAACAGAAGAATTTAAGTATTGCAAAAGGCAATATGTTAAATATAAGTTTTTTCAAGGTCTTGGTGACATCTCTATTTATGGTCTTGAAGAAAACTTGATGGAATTTATGGATATTTTAAAAAGTGCAAGTAGACACTATGGTCCAGAACGAAGAGTGATATTACTACACGGACCAGTTGGTAGTAGTAAATCAACAATTGTAACTGCACTCAAAAAAGGACTTGAAGAATATACAACAACAGAAGATGGTGCGTTGTATTCTTTTAGTTGGAAAATCACAGATAAAAATGGTGAAGAGCAATTAGTTCCATGTCCAATGAACGAAGAACCATTAAAATTGCTTCCTACTAATGTTCGTAACGAAGTGATTGATAATTTAAATAAAAATATTTCCAGTGATGATTATAAGTTAAAACTTGATGGAGCATTGAATCCTGTAAACGAGTATTACTATAATCAACTAATGGAAATGCACGGGGGTGATTACCGCAAGGTTCTAGACCATGTCGTTGTTAGAAGAGTCGTTTTATCAGAAAAGAACCGTGTGGGAATCGGAACATTCCAACCCAAGGATGAAAAATCACAAGATGCAACCGAGTTAACCGGTGATATTAATTATCGTAAGTTAGCAGAGTATGGTAGTGAAAGTGACCCACGTGCATTTGATTTTGACGGAGAATTTTTAGTCTCCAATCGTGGTCTTATTGAGTTCCAAGAAATTCTTAAACTTCAAACAGAATTCTTATATGACCTACTCGGTGCAACTCAAGAGCATCGTGTAAAACCACGTCGTTTTAACCAAGTACCAATTGATGAAGTTATTCTAGGGCATACTAATAATGCTGAGTTTGAAAAATTAACCAATAATAAATTCATGGAAGCATTGCGTGATAGAACTATCAAAATTGATATTCCTTATCTTCTTAAAATTTCTGAAGAAAAGAAAATTTATGATCACTTCTATAATACAAGTACCGTAAACAAGCATATTGCACCACACACAACATACTTGGCTGCGTTGTTTGCAGTTGTAAGTCGTTTAGAAGAAAGTTCAAAGCAAGATATGAGTATCATTCAAAAAGCAAAACTTTACAATGGTCAAAATGTACATGGATTCACAGATGAGCACGTAAAGGAAATGCAAGAAGAATCTCCAAAAGAAGGATTGTATGGTGGAGTATCTGCTCGTTTCATTCAGAATCAGTTTTCCAATGCAATCGTTAATCCAAGAATGGGTGCTAAAAGTTTAAATCCATTTATGTTGTTTGCACAAATTCGTGAAGGACTTAAAAGTTATAGTGGGTTTTTAAACGAAGATGATAAAAAGTCTATGTTTGAACGTCTTGAACTTGTAGAAAAGGAATATGATAGAATTGTGAAACGAGAAGTACAACAAGCACTTAGTAGTAGTGAAGAAGCAATAAAAGCACTTTGCACAAACTACATTGATAACATCGTTGCATACATTCAAGATGAAAAAGTTACAAATCTTGTAACTGGAAAAGAAGAAACTGCAAACGAAACTTTAATGCGTAGCATTGAAGAAAAAATTGGCATTTCTACTGGAATGAAAGATGATTTTCGTAGAGAAATTATGAACTATATGGGTGGACTTGCCGCTAAGGGTAAAGAGTTTAAGTATGACTCAAACGAGCAACTTTACAAAGCACTTGAAAAGAAGTTGTTCGAAGATACTAAAGATAGTATCAAGTTGTCTGCTCTTGCACAAGATACTGCAACTGTAGTTGATAAGGAACTTCTTGAAAAGATAGACGCATTGAAGCAACGTCTTATTGTTTCGTTTGGATACGATGAAGATAGTGCGTCAGATGTTCTTACTTATGTTGGAAGTATATTCGCACGTGGTGACGCAGACGATGACGAAGAGTAATCTCAACGGACTTAGTTATGCCATCACGCAGAATAAGAGAAGATCACGGTGAGTATAGGGATATCGTCAAAGGAAATGTTGATGATAAACTTAAAAAACACATTAAGAGTGGTCAAAGAATATCACGACGTGGAAAAGATTTCGTTGTGGTACGAGTTCCTCATGTAGAACTTCCAAGTTTTCGTTACGGACAACCTGCCGATGGAAGTGGAATCGGCAACGGAGAAGCCGGTGTTGGTGACGAAGTCGGTGAAGGACCCCAACAACAAGGTAGTGGTCAAGGTGGTCAACCTGGTGAAGGGGGTGAGGGTGAAGGAGATGGTCACGAAATTGATGTCGGAATTAGCATGGATGCTTATTTTGATATGATAGGAGAAGAACTTCAATTACCAAATTTAAAACCAAAGGATAATGGAGAAATGGTAAAAGAAAAAATCAAATGGAATCGTATTGCAAAAGTTGGAAACAATAGTTTGCTTCACAAACGCAAAACTCTGAAAAATGCGTTTAAACGTTTGATTTCTTCCGAAGACTACAATCCTGAAGATTTATCTAATTTTTATCCTATTAAAGACGACAAAGAATTCAGAAGTTGGAGTTCAGTTGAAGTACCTGATACCAATGCGGCCATATTTTTCGTGTCTGACATTTCCGCAAGTATGGACGATGAAAAACGAGGTTTGGTTCGTGAGTTGTGTTGGTATTTAGACAATTGGGTTCGTAGATTTTATCAAGAAACTCAAGTTAAGTATATTGTTCATGATCACCACGCACAAGAAGTAGACCAAGAAAAATTCTACAAATATAAAAGTGGTGGTGGTACTCAAATAAGTAGTGCGTTTCATTTAGTCAATGATGTAGTGGAAAAAGCATTCCCATTGAACGAGTGGAATATTTATGTATTTTATTTAAGTGATGGAGAAAACTTTGGTTCTGATAACGATTTGTGTGTTGAGTATTTGAAAAAAATGCAAACATATGCAAATTTAATAGGAATTACAGAAGTAAAAGCAATCAGAAGTTGGGCAACATTTATACCAGCAATTCAAGCACAATTATCAACCGGTGATCTTGATCCAAAAACAATTGTTACTGCATCAATGGATTCAGCATCCGATGTATTTAAAACACTTCAAAAATTATTAACACCTGCTGAAGAGGAGGTACCGTTCTAATGGGAATTGCATGGGAAAGTCATAGTTTAAATGAAGGAGTTTGTCCAGAGTTGGCTGCTCTTATACCTGAGTGTTTACAAGCCTGCTACGACAATGGACTTGATCCGTATCCATTGTGTATTGAAGAATTTGATGCAGACGAAATAGTTGAAATTGCGGCCTATGGTGGATTTCCTGTTCGTTATCCTCATTTTAATTTCGGACAACAATTTGAACAACTTCATTATCAGTATCATCATGGCATGGGTAAGATTTATGAAATGGTTGTAAATACAGACCCAACATATATGTATCTGCAAAGAAATAATCCTATTGTTGATAATTTAACTGTTGTAGCACACGCAACGGCTCATAGTGATTTCTTTAAGAACAATATTATGTTCAAGCACACGAATCGTAATATGATGAATGTTATGGCAAATCATAGTGATAAAATTCGTATGTATATGGATCGTTTTGGTCGTAAAAAAGTAAAAGACTTTTTGAATGCGGCCTTAGCAATTGATGATTTAATTGATCCTTCACTTTGCTATCGTGAAAGTAATTTGAAGAAAGCAACTAAGTTTAACTTCGAAGATCGTCAACCACGTGAACACGTAACTCGTCTTGATACAAAAGAATATATGGACAAGTATGTAAATCCTTCTCATTATATTGAAAAGCAAAGAAGAGAACGTGAAGAACGACAAAAGTTAGCAGAAAACAAATTTCCATTGCAACCTGAACGTGATATCATGTTGATGATTATAAATCATTGTCGTTTAGAACCTTGGCAACAAAACATACTTAGCATGATTCGTGATGAAGCAATTTATTATCGTCCACAAGGAATGACAAAAGTTCTCAACGAGGGTTGGGCAAGTTATTGGGATTCTTATATTATGGCAACTTGTAATTTTGCCGGAGACGATGGAATATTCGATTATGCAAAACACCATGCAGGAGTTTTAGGTGGAAAGTATAATATGAACAATCCGTATAAACTTGGAAATACATTATTGCGTGACATTGAAGACCGTTGGAACAAAGGTAAATTCGGTAAAGAATATGAAATGTGTGACAATGGTGATGAAAAAAGATATTGGAATAAGAACCTAAATCTTGGTCGTGAAAAACTTTATGAAGTTCGTGAGAACTATAATGATGTTACATTTCTCAATGAGTTTTTTACAAAGGATTTTTGCGAAAAACATGAGTACTTTGAATATGCATTAGATAAGTCAAAAAACAAGTATGTCGTTGTTAGTAAAGATTACAAAAAGATAAAAGAAAAACTTATCAATCGTCATATTAACATGGGAAGACCTGTAATTTATATGGAAAACATGAAATATAAGAACACAGAGATTTTATTAAGACACGACTTTGAAGGCAGACCTTTGGATATTAAATATGCAACTGGTACAATGGCATATCTACATGAAATAATGAAGAAACCAATAAATCTATTAACATACGATGTTGAAGAAGAAGGATATGGTTCTTCAAAAGAAATTGTTGAAGTTGAAGTCCGTTATCGATACAATAACGGAGAAATGAAAAGATTTGAAGGTAGTAAGATTTAAGTAAGTGAAACCTTCGGGTAACGAAATTTATCATTGTGATAATTTATCACTTCTAAGAAAATTAGATTCAGATTCAATCAATCTAATATATTGTGATATATTATACGGAACTGGAAAAAAATTTAAAGATTATGATGATCTGCAACCAGTTCGTTCTGAAATAGATTCTCATTACATACCTCGTTTGCACGAAATGAAACGAGTACTTTCAAAAACTGGAACAATCTATTTACAAATGGATTTGCGGATTGTACATTGGATACGAATATTGATGGACAATATATTTGGTTATGAAAATTTCAGAAATCAAATTGTAGTAAAATTCAATATAGGTGGTCGTGGTAAACGTGAGTTTGCAAAAAAACACGACTACATTGTTGTATACACAAAATCAGATGATTATGTTTTTAATGATATGGAAATACGGATTCCGTATAAATCGGTGATTAGTAAAAAGCAAGATAGACCTAATATTACAGAAGAAAAATTAAAAATTGGGACGATACCTACAAATGTTTGGGATGATATTCCGTCTGGATTAAAAGTAAAAAAAGTTACAAACTATTATAGTGAAAAGCATCCTAAAATTTTAGAAAGAATAATCAAAGCAAGTAGTAACGAAGGTGATGTTGTCGCAGACTTTTATTGTGGAAGTGGAACAACTTTAGATGTAGCAAACGAATTAAATCGTAAGTATATTGGATGTGACATCAATCCAAATGCAGTCAAAGTTTCTAAGGAAAGAATAGTCAAAAAAAGTTAATTTTTTTACCTTGAAATGTGCTTAAAATTCAAGTAAAATATATTTATATATAGTAACTAAAATTGACTAAATAATAATTAAAAAATGAGTAATGAAGACAAAAAATACGATGCCTACGGCATTCGATTAGAAGTGTTAAAAAACGCAAAAGAGATGGTATGGGAAGCATGGCACATGGAAAAAGAAGAGTTGGACAGTCGTGCCAGATTTGAAAATATTCCCCTGGAAATACCACCACTTCCAACTACACAAGAAGTATTAGAAATTGCTTCTGACTTTTACAATTTCGTTGAAAATGGCGGAAAATCTTCTTGATTTATATAATTCTGATTGACGAAATCGAAAAGGAATTGTATTATATTAAGAATATTAATAATAACAAATACTAAATTAAGGAATAAAAAATGGCAATTGACCTAGATAAAATAAAAGCAAAGTTGAATAATTTGTCACAGACAAATAATCGCAAAAACTATCAATGGAAACCTCAACCAGGTAAACAACAAGTTCGTATTGTACCATACAAGCATCAACCCGATAATCCTTTTATTGAGTTGTACTTTCATTATGGCATTAACAATAGAACTTACTTATCACCAAAATCGTTTGGTCGTCCTGACCCAATCGTTGAGTTTGCTGAAAAGTTAACTCGTAGTGGTGACAAGGATGATTATCGCATGGGACGTTCTCTTATGCCGAAGATGCGTACATTTGTACCTGTCATCGTTCGTGGTGAAGAAGCAGAAGGAGTTCGGTTTTGGGGTTTTGGTAAAGAAGTTTACCAAGAACTATTGAGTGTTATTGCTGATCCTGATTACGGAGACATTACAGATGCAACCAACGGAAGAGACATCACAATAGAATTTCTTTCAGCAGAAGAGGCGGGAAGGTCATTTCCAAAAACAAACATCCGTGTTAAACCCAACACATCTCCAGTATCGGAAAACAAAAATATTGTTGACGGAGTTGCTAATAATCAAGCAGAAATCACAGAGATTTATCAGGAACTTAGTTACGATGAATTGAAAGATGCCCTTGAAAAGTGGGTTAGTGGTGAATCAGAAGAAGATGCACCTCCACCTGAATCAGTAGATGAACAATCTTCCGATTCTAATAAGCAAGTTGTTGTTGAAGAAACACAAACAGAAGTAAAGGCAAGTCCTACTTCTGAAAAGAGTAAACCAAATGCAACATCTACTGAAGATGTAGAGGCTGCGTTTGAAGAATTATTCAAGCAGTAACAATAAAGGGTGAGGGGCAAAAATCCCTCACCCTTTTGAACATTTAATTTTATGGCAAGAAAAAAAGAAGAAAAAACAAAATCAGAAGATTTAGCATCTGTACTTGCAGAAAGTCTAAACTCTGCGTATAAGGATGAAGGTAAAGTAGCATTCTTTTTAAATGAAGGAGATGATCCTTCTTTAATTTCCGATTGGATTCCAACAGGTAGTAGTTTACTTGATTTGGCAATTTCAAATCGTCCGAATGGTGGAATACCCGTGGGACGAATTACTGAAGTAACTGGACTAGAACAAAGTGGTAAAAGTTTGTTGTGTGGCCACATTCTTGCGGAAACTCAAAAGAAAGGAGGTGTTGCAGTGTACATTGACACGGAAACAAGTGTCAGTATTGAGTATCTCACTGCTATTGGTGTTGATACAACTCAGTTATTGTACGTACACGTAGATACAGTAGAAGACATTTTTGCAACGATAGATAATATCATTGCAACAATTCGTAAGAGCAACAAAGACAGACTTGTTACTATTGTTACAGATAGTGTTGCAGCTGCATCAACTAAAGTAGAAATGTCAGCAGATTATAGCAAAGACGGATTTGCAACAACCAAAGCAATTTTAATCAGTAAAGCAATGCGTAAGTTGACTTCAACAATTGGACGTCAACGAATTGCTTTAGTATTCACCAATCAACTTCGTCAAAAGATGGGAGTTATGTTTGGTGATCCGTGGACAACAAGTGGTGGTAAAGCATTAGCATTCCACGCAAGTGTTCGTCTGCGTTTGAAGAATCTTGGACAAATCAAACAAGGTTCTACAACTGATGTAATTGGAAACAAATGCGAAGCAACAATCGTTAAGAATCGTATGGGTCCTCCTCAAAGAAAAGCAGCCTTTGAAATTTATTTCAACCGTGGTATTGATGATTTGGGAAGTTGGATAACCACACTTAAAACTCATAAAGTATTTAAGCAAGGTGGTGCATACTATACCTATGTTGATTCCAAAGAAAACGAACACAAGTTTATGGCAAAAGAATTTCCAACTTTGTTAGCAGAAAATTCT